TACCTACGATGATTGTCCAGAGATACGAAAACTCTTTAATTTTGCCCATATTATCGAGTGGAATCTTCAGTATGGCATGAATAATTATAAACAAGGAGCGGCGGCATCTGGTAGGGAATTAATGATAAAAAATTATTAGTGCGATACCGAAGGTACTGAGTAGGAGTAAGCTAATCTTATAGGTTGGGTTGAAGATTGTTACCCAATCTACTAAATCCTGTTTAAAAGAGGCTGATAAGTGATAACTAATTACTGATTACTGATACTAGGTCTAACCTACCATTCGTGGCCGCCCTCAACAGACAACCCGAAAACCATTAACGTTGTAACGTAAGTCGCGCTGGTTGTTTCTATCTCTACTCGCAGAGCGACAGTAATTGGGAAAGCTGTCCCAAGAACCGCCCCGGAGAACCTTTGGCGTGTAAAAGTTGATCGCCCGCTTTTCTTCTTCGGAAAGCTCCTGCCAAAAGCGTCCCCGCAGGGACTTTGGGATGTAAGCTTCGTTGAGCTTACATTTTGGGTCGCTAATCCAAGCACTCCCATCAGTGAGTGCGCCTTGATAATTAGGGTGATAATCGTCCTGACACCATTCCCAGACGTTTCCGAGCATATCGTAGAGTCCGAAGGCATTAGGGGGAAACTGTCCCACGGGAGTCGTTTGTTGTCGATATTCTCCCTTCGCTTCCCCTGCGTAGGTATTACTGGCATCGTAGTTGGACAATTCCCCGGTAATGGTTTCCCCAAAGTAAAACGGGGTGGTGGTTCCAGCACGACAAGCATATTCCCATTCCGCTTCCGTCGGTAGGCGATAGGTTTTCCCGGTTATTTGACTCAATTTTTGGCAAAAGGCTTGAGCATCATTCCAACTAACCTTTTCTACCGGATTTTGGGGATTGTTTTGAAACAGAGAGGGATTGTTTCCCATTACCGCTTCATATTGTGCCTGAGTCACCGGATATTTCCCAAAATTAAAATTTGCATTGGGAATCTGAACTAAGTCAATTGAATTTAGACAAGCAGGTAGGGTTAGAGTATCGTTAGTCATGATTTTCTCCTGTTAATTTTTTGCTGTTAACTGTTAACTGATAACCCTGTCGCTTTAGGGCAGAGTTAGTGACGGTTATTTGTACAGTAGTATTTTTCTAGTTTTAGCTTCTTTGATTAGCCGATTACAAACATCATGCGAAGTATGTCCATCCCATTCAGGAGCTTTGGGAACCCATACAGAATTTGGAATTAAATCTGCAAATTTTATAGGTAAATGATAGGTAATCATTCCGCTATTCAATTTACAACCCGTAATAAACCATCCTTCCCACACAGTCTCGTCGCTGTGACAATAAGAGGCAAAGGACTTGTCTGGAAGTAATCCAATGAGTTGAATAAATAAAAGACTTCGATGGTCATAGATTTCCTCAAAAGTGTGGTATCCATCTGAAACCTTGCGACTCTCGCAAGGGATAAAGTTATCGTTGACTGTAATTCCTTCTGTCATGGTTATTTGCCTCCTAGTCCGTCATGTTTTTGTGCTTTAATGAAGGAATCGATTGTGTCGATTGCTTTGATTATAACAGATAAATCTGTAGTAGTGTGCAAAGAAAGATTTTTTTCAGACCATTGGTAAATGGCTTTTACCTGCTTTTGTAGGCGGAGGGTGCGGGAAAAGTTTTCGTATAGCTTTTGAATCGCCTCAGTGACTAAAACAGCATCGACACCACCATAAGAACCCCTAAAATGATAGAAAGCAATGCCGTCTTCATAATAAGGAGTTCGGTCAAGGGTAAACACGACATCTTTGAGTCTTTTGCTATTGACACAGACAGCACGACAGCGTTTAGCAGATACAAGGTCAATATTGAATATTCTAAAATATTCGTCCATATTTGATGTATCAGCAAAACCAATACTTGCAACTTTATCACCAATATTTAATACTTTAGACATTGAAACCCTCCAAAATTTGATTAAATGTTTGAACTTCCAAAAGTGTAAGTTCAGTTTCAGAAAAAACAAGGTCTTTAGATTTAAAAAAACCGTCTAAAGTTTCAGATAGCCGATTTAAAATCTCAAAAGTTTTTAAACCTTGCTGAAGATTATCAAGGCTTAAAGAGTTAACTTCGCTACTTAAACCGGTAATATATCGTCTGATTTTGAGGTTTAAGACTGATTGAAGGTATTCTTTTTTAGAGACTTCATCCCATAGCCACAGATAGTCAAAGCTAGAAGGGAAAGCAGGGTGAGGTTGTCCTCTCCAATTAGCTAGAAATCTGGATTCATGAGAGACTAAGGCACGATAAACTGTGTATTTAGACGATTGTTTGTAGTCATTCATGTCAAAAGGTTTGTAGTCATTCATGTCAAAAGGTTGAATATGGGCAAGTTTAGGGGTAACTGAGTGAACTACGAAAACATAAGGGAAGGTGTCAACACAGTATAACCTGCGTTCTAGACCAAATAATTTATCACCGGTTTTTAATTGCATGAGAATATAGAATAGTAGGTGTGGCTGTTGAACTTGATTGAAACAAATATAGCAAATTTTGCAAGACTTGTCAAGGGGTATTTTGAAAAAATCGCTCAAAATATTTGAGTAATCTAAAATTAAGCTAAAATTAAGCTAAAAATAAAATATGACGTTAGAAGAATTAAAGGCATTATTGGAAGAGTCTCAAGCCTCGCTATTAAAGCAAGTCCAGACCAGTTTACAGGGAGTGAAAGGGGAAATTCTCCAAGAAGTGGACAAGAAAAATTCTGGGACAGTCAGTAGTCTAATAAAAAGTTTAAAACCTAAAGAAGAAAAAGTGCCAGTTCAGGAAGAAGAAAAAGCAACAGTTCAGGAAGAAGAAAAAACTAAATTAAGTTTAAAAGCATTGGAAAGACAAATTGCAGATTTTAAAGCGCAGTTAGAAGACAAAGACAAGAAATTACTTCTAAAAGAATTGGACGGCAATCTATTAAGTGCTTTGAATGGTAAAAAAGTTTTAAATAGTGCGATTGCTTTGAAGGTTTTTAAGTTAGAGAATGAGGGCAATTTGCAACAAGAAGACGGTGTATGGTATGTCAAGAGCGGAGAATCTGTAGTTTCGTTGGATACGGCTGTAGATAAGTTTTTAGAAACCGATTTCGGAAAAACCCTAGTACCTCCTACATCGAAAGCAAGAGGTAGTGGTTTAAAGCCTCAAAACACAACGGTAGCCCCCAAAGAAGATAGTAAAAAGAATATCCTTGATGAATTGTTTTTAGAGGACTAATCAAATCTTTAATAGATAGTCAAACAATGAAGAGCAAGCACAAATTTAATCAAGTTTGCTTGTTCTTTAATGTTTAAGCTACGGTTTTTTAATTTTTCAAAATCAAAAACTACCCCTTCTACCATGTGGGAAAGAATCAAAGGAAAATCAAAAATAAAAACATCGGGATTGTCAGAATCAAAGGGATGAAGGTCAATCCAATAGTCCCAACTGGTGTCAGAAGTGGTAGAAATTTCTAAATGAAGATGGATAGAATCGGAATGTTTATTGAACTCAAAATTTTTGACAATCATTGGAAATCTCGGCTGTTTTTTCTATGATAGCACAAATTATAGAAATTTTTCAAAAAAGTCGCCCAATTCTAAAATTAGAGTGCGACTACAGGCCTATTTAACTTGTAGATACCGTTGTACCGGATAAAGTGCAAAAGAAAAATCTACAACAAACACAAAGAAAATGGCAAAGTTAAATTTGGCTGTACTCAATAACGTTTTTTCAGAGTTATTGACTCAAGAAATTAATCGTAGTGCAACGTTTTTAGGATTATTAAGCAAGTTTCCCGAACGCAAATCTAACATCCAATGGGGTGTAGGAATGGGAGGTACTACCGCAACTGGAGTAGCGATTACTGGTTCTGCACCTGCGGCTTCAATGGATGCAACGTTACCGGCGCAATTACCTATTAGTGCGGCAAGTGTTCAATCAACTTTTACCTTAAATCTGAAGGAAATCGAAGAGTCTAAAGAACAAGTGAGCAATGAGGAATTGCGTAATTTGTTGGAAGCCCAAATGCGAAACGCAGTTGAAGAAATTGCGACTACCCTGAACAAAAAACTGTATGATGGTTCTGGAGCTATTGCAGATGGGGGTTTAATTGGGTTATCAATTGCCGCTTCTGGACAAGACTACGCTGGTATTTCCAGTGCAACTTATCCGTTATGGAATGTCTCTGAAGTAGATGCGTGGGATGCTAGTGCAACGGGTACGGATAAGCGACAAGCCTTAAAAACTGATTTTTTGTTAGAGCTAGACCGTAAAATCCGTTATCGACCTGGTGCGTATGACCTTATCTTGACGACTCCTAAAGTGGTAGAGCAGTACAAAAAAGTTTTTGAAACTAATCGTAGCTATCAAATCATGACTTTTGAAGGTCAGCGTGTACCTTTAATTGACTTAGGATTTAATGTGGCGGGGTACATGGGTCGCCCCATTATCGATGACGTATTCTGTTCTCGGACTCGGACTGCCGCAGAATCGGCTATCACTACTGCGGTAGGAACTGCGGTAGATGAAGGTGTAATGTATTTTCTGAAAAAAGACGATTTACGCTTCTATTCTACTCCTGTAGTCGGTGCTTTTTCTGCCAATGGGGTATATACCTTAATGCGTCAGTTAGCCCAAACTTCCTTGTATGTTGATAACTTTGTAGTTGGTTGTATTCCTCAATTACAGTTGACTACTCGTAAGAATGTAGGGGTTATTAAAAACATTAAGGTAGGCTAGATTTAACTCTAATTCCAAAAATTAAAGCAGGACTGTATGCCTGCTTTTTTTTGTTTTAATCTACATCAAAATCGTCAGGGTCAAAACGAAAAGTGTCGACTAATGATTCAGTCAAATCTTGCACATCCTTTAGAAATTCAATTTCTAACATATTTAAAAGTTTTAAATTATTAGAGATGCGTGTTTTGAGTATCTCAAGAGCATGACGTTTCAAGATAAGTCTTTCATTCTTGAATAAAGAATCAGAAATTTTTAATTCTGCATCAACTTCCAACATTTTTTTATCCAAGAAATTCTTTATTTTAGTTAAGCCTTGTGAACTATTTAAAGTCATAATTTTTTCCTTTTTCTAGCCTTTTTATATTATGAAGTATGCTTGTTTTGAAGCTTTGAAGAATCTTTCTCTGAATTAACAAGCTATTCTGTTTAAATTGACCATTATTCTCGGTCAATTCGGTATCTATTTCTTGAATTTTTTCATCAAGAAAGTCTTTTATTCTGTTTAAGCTTTTTAGTTTATTAAGAGACAAAGGGAGATTTCCTCTTTCTAGTAGTTATTCCCATTTTAACAAACCTTTTAATGTTTGTCAAGGAGTTACGCTCAAAAAACAGATAGAGTTAGTTAATTAAAAAAATGTTATTTAGTCCCGAAGAAGTATCGAGAATTAGATTAGTGTTAGGATACGAAGAGTTTCCCAAATACGAACAAGAATTAAATATTGCGCTTGAAAAAATTAAAGACGGACTCAGATATGATAGAGTGATTGCACTTGTTGATAAAATAGAGGAAATTGATGGAAAAATTCAAGAATATGTAGAAAGACTTTATGTTGTAGAAGTTGAAGGTATTAAATTGCAATATCAAAATATCATAGATGGGTTAAAAAAAGAAGGGACGAGACGATTAAAAGAATTAGCCCACCAAACGGCATTAGATGTCCGATATAATCCTTTTAAAGGCGGTGGGCAGGGATTTTCCTTTGTCAGTTTTCCTTGAACTTAGAATTACAAAATTTTAAATTGTTTACTCAAGGAATCAGAAATGGAAGAATAGCCTAAAGAGGGGAAAGAAGAAACCTCTTTAATTTGTTTAGGGTTAAGATATGGAATATTATCCATAGACGAATCGCCAGATTCACCTTCAAACAATTTACGAACTGGAATCCAACCAAGAAAGTTACCAAAAAAGGCAAGCTGATTAGAAGCTATCGCACAGTGTTCAAGTGCAGACCAATGACCGCTTTTAACTAAACGGAGAAAAAGTTTAACATCGGCGGTAACGTTTGAATTACCAGTGTGGTTTAAGTACGAAACTCTAGCACATCTAGCACTAGAGATGGCAAATAATACCAAAAAGTTGTCTTTGTATTTTTCTTTTTCTTCAGGGTGGACATAGGGAAGATGAAGAAAAACATCGTCGGAAGTAATTTCTAAATCTGGAAACTCAGTAATAGCTTTTTTCATTAATAAGGCTATTTCTCGAATTTCAGGTTGAGCGTCGATATTAGTCCGTAGATTGAAAAAGTTTTCCCATTGAGTACCAGTAATAACAACATCTACTAATTGGAAAGGCTCGGTTAAGCGATTGACAATTTCTTTATGTACACCTAGTCGATGCAATAGATTACCGTAAATTCGCTGAGAATGCAAAGATAAAAACCAAATCAAGTTAGCCAATTGGTGCTTGAAGCCCTGTAATGGTACACCAGACTGCATCCCTTTTTGGTTAGTACCCCAAGAGAGGGGGTAATAAGGGTTAGCAAGAAGTTTTGCGTCTTTTTTAGCAATTGGAACAGCACGATTAGATTCTGTATTAGAAGACAAAATGCGATGTTTGTTCAATTGAGCCAAAACAAAACGTGGCATGGTGATTTGAAAAGTGGTGATAGCCGATTTTGTACGGTGATTGAAAGTTTGAGCTATTACCAAGGCTTTAAGAGTAGTAGGCATGGAAAAATTAGGGGTGAAATCCTGCTAAGGTTAATTTATGTTTTATTATGTTAACATGATTTTTCAGTTTTTGCAAGGATATTTTCAGTTCGGAGCAAATTAGTGCATAAGAACTATTCCTCGACCATCGCAAAGCAACAATCTGTTTTTCTACGGGTGTTAAGGATTCTAAGAAACTAGCCAAAATTAGCCTGTGTTCTTCGGAATCAGTAGAAAAGGTGGAAAACTTCAGAGAATTAGAAAGAAAATATTGCTGAGTCTGACGGTGTTTTAACCGATTAAATTTACATCGCAAATCAAGCCAACAGTGGGTGGTTAGGGAACCTTTAGAGGGGTTCCAAGTTTTCAATTTTTTCAAAACGACAAGAATACCTTCTTGCATATAATCTTCACCAGATACATCACAGTCAGACATAGCACGTTTAATGGCTTGCAATTGTGATTGAATCAGACTCAAAGTTTGATTGCTATAAAAAGCTTTGATTTGTTGTTGAGGGGTTAAATTTAGGTGTTGCATGATAGGGTAAGTTAGAATAGGTAGTGTGAACTAATTATATCACAAGATTTGAACTTAAGCAACGTTTATAAACAAAGATGTACTAAGAAAGCAACGCCCATCTTTTGAATAGAGGCAAAAAAAAAATAAAGATAAAAAAAAAATGAATCAAGATACTTACAATGTCAGTTCTTTAATGGTGTCAATAGGCTTAAATACAAAGCCTGCGGAGAATACATTGTTAAAATTTGAAAATATGCTAGAAGGTTCAGCGAATCGTATAGCATTTATGTTCAATGAGCGAGTATCGTCGATGTTGGGTGATGCTTTTGGAAAATTAGGGAGAGAGGGAGGGGATGCACTAGGAGGGAAAATAGATAAAACAATCAGTGGGATGGTTGTAAATTTTAAACAATTGGATAAAGCTTCAAGTGATGCGTTAAAAAACATGAAAACTGCGGCACTTGAAGCAAATGCTGAGTTAGCAAATAGTTCTAAAGAAACATTAGGGGCTATGCGTCAAACGATGCAAACTTTAGAAGCAGAAAAAAAATTAGCATTAGAAAACGCTAAACAAGCGGCAAAACAACAAGCGGAAACAATAGCACAAAACTTAATCAACAATGCTAGTACAGGTAATACGAGAGAAGCGGCATTGTTAGCAAATAAAACAAGAGAAATAGCTAAAACATTTGATGCACTGAATCTAAATCAAATAGATTCTTCACTTCAAAATTTACAAAAACAGGCATTACTATTAGGAGTTAATGGTCAAAATGCCGCAGACAGCTTTAAAGAATTAAGAAGCACAATAGTTCAAGCGGGAGTGGAATTAGAAAAGACCCTTAATGGACAATTAAAAAATCTGCAATTAAGTAATAGTATAGCTGATAAGAATTTAGAAGAAGCAGGAAATAAATTTAGAAATCAGATAGAAAAAGCTTATGAAAAAGCAGGAAAAATTCTAGAAACACAAGGGGTGGAAGGAACTAAAGAGGCATTAGCAGTAATGTCGAAAGGAGTAGAGGAATCCATTAAAAGTTATGAAAAACAAATAGAGAGAACAGCCAATAGTCTAGCACAACAAGCAAAAAAATTACAATTATTAGGGGCTAATAATGATGAAGCAGATAGACTGTTTGGATTAGCCCAGAACGTAAGAGAACAAGCAACACAAACAATACAAGGAATAAGAGAAACAACAGAAAAAGCCAGTGAACAGATTGAAAAAGAGATGTATCAAGCTGGTGGTAAAGCGGCTAAAGGATTTAGTGGAGGATTTGGGTCGGCTCTAGGTGGTGCATTAGGTGGTGCGGCATTAGGAGTATTGGGAACTGCTGTTGGGTCAATCGTGGGCGAAGCAATCTCCAATTCTTTAATGTTTGCGTTAAATAGTCGTATGGAAATCATCAAAGGGACTATTGGGGGATTTATGTCCACAACAGTCAAGGGGATGATGGATTATGGTGAAGAAGAAAGAAGATTGAATATGGCGACGTTTGTGACGGGGCGTAAGTCTGGTTTCGGGCAAGATAGCCCTGAATTTCGCCAAAATTTTGAAGGGGCGCAAAAAGCTATTACAGTGGCGGGAACAGACTATTCGTATAGTAGAATAGAAACTGCCGAATTAGTGCAAGAAATGGTAAAAGCTGGTTTAGATTTAAAAGATATAGTAGGGGGAGCAACGAGAGAGGAGATTAAAAGAGGGATACTATATCAAGGTATGGGTTTAGGAGAAGCTATGGGGCTACCTGGTAACGAGTTAAAAGAGGTAGCTATCTTATTAAAACAAATAATGACTTCTTTTCCTGGTACAAGTCCTTCGACGGCTGTAAGAGAATTAGCGGCATTAGGGTTATCGACCCCTGCGGAATTTCGTAGATTTAAATTTGCTACACAAGATTCACTATCTGCGGCATCTGTGGCGGGAATCCCATTAAGAGACGTAATGCAAGGTTACGCCACGATGTTTAATATGTCCACGCCTGAAGTTGCTGGTACTTTGTTAAAAAATCTGTACAATGGATTAAATAACCCGAATCAAACAAATAGACAACTTTATGGAACTTTTTCAAAATATTTTGACGGGGATTTAGCTAGTTCATTGAGAGAACCCGGTGACTTTAACGCTAAATTAGCTTATTTAGATACCGTAGCTGAAACCATCATTAAAAGAGGCGAAGCAAGTCAAGTTGCGGGAATGGGTAACTTAAATGCCAAATATTACGAGACTTTAAACTTACAAGGTCAAGCCAATCTGAGAAGTCAACTGGTCGGAGCCTTGATGGGTGGAGGGGATACTTTCACAATTGGTTATCGAAATTTGACATTACAAGGAAGGGAAGGGTTACAAAAGCAAAAAGAAGAATTTGAGAAATTCAATCAAAAAAATCCTGACGGTACAGGGTTGATGGAAGATTTTGTAAAAATGAGACAATCAGGTTTAAAAGGTGCTTTAGACCTTGTGGAATCATCGATTGAAAACATCACAACTTTGTTTGGTAGTAAATTAGCACCAGGGTTTACCCAATTTGTTTTATTCATGAGACAAGCGGCAGATGCTTTAACTGATAATGTTGAAAAGTTTGCTGGGCCGATTGAAAGAATGTCTGAGAGAATTGGTAAGGCTTTTGGTAATTTAGGTGGCAATAAGTTACTAGACCAATTTGTAGATGGAATTATTCAAACTGCTGGTAACTTGGGCAAAATGTTTGAAAGTTGGCTAGATAGAGGTTTAAATTTTCTCGAAACTGGTGACAATGTAACCAATATGTTTGAAAATTTAAATAACTTATTGGCTGATTTTGTGGGCGGGTTAGAAGGACTCTTTCAAGTGCTGAAAGGTCTAATTCCTTTAATAAATGAATCAGGAGGGGGACTGAGAGTATTAGGTGTTGATGCTGAAGTAAGAAGTGAAGCAGAAGCATTAAAAACTAGAGGTGAAATAGGAGGTACAAGTGAAAGAGTCTTTAATTATGCAGTAGAAACAGGAAAAATTGGAAATTTAACAGTTAAAGACCCAAAGGCTATTCAGAAAGTGTCGGAGATGGAAGCCGCACAACTAGAAGCCGCAATTCAAGCTAATGGTGTAAACAGATTTGCTATTAAAACTGGTAGAGAAAGATTATCAAAAAATGGTTGGAATACAGATACAAGAGCAGAAACCTTTAAGGACTTAGAAGGGGCTAGTCAAGAAGAAAGATTGTCCGTAATACAACAAGGGTTTAGAAAAGTACAGGGGCTAGATAAGACAGATTATTTTATATCTGGAGGTACTGGTAAAGACCAAAGTTTGGTCTTAAAATTGAAAGATACCGGTAATCTATCATATAAATTTGAACAAGTAGATGTTAAAGAAAGTTCGGATGATGCAAAAAATTTAGGAGCTATTTTAGCCCCAAGAGCAAGAAAACCAGTTCCCACAGTAGACCCAACTGCCGCAGGTTTAGGTTCATTTTTACCCCAGAAGCAGATGGAGACACTGACATCCACCTACAAGGATTTGGAGAGTAGAAAGAAAGCCATTAATGAGGCTCAAGATTTAAGAGCTAAAGAATTATTTGGAGCAACAGCTATTTTTAATGAAGACACAGCTAGAGTAACAGATATTGATAAAAACGCACTTACTGCTAGTGCTTTAATGGGAAATAGAGAAAGATTAAATGCGTTAATAAGAACGGCATCTGGTAAAGAAGGTGCAAATGCCGCTCAAGCTTTGGCTCAAACAGCCAAAGAAAACGAAGATATAAAAAATATACAAGCATTAGTAAATTTGTCTACAGGTGCTGTTAAGGGTACAAAAGGGGAAGCTCCATTATTAACTCAACAACAACTTGTAGCCACATTAGATAGAACTGAAAAGGGTGGGGATATAGCAAGAATTGCTAATGAATATACCCAATTTACCATTAATGAGTTAGAACAAGCCGCTAAGCAAAAGGGAAAACTCAAGCCAGCTTGGGATAGAATAAAGAAACAATTAGAAAGTGGGGAGATAGTTGGCGATTTTACCTCTTTCTTAGAGCAATTTGTCAATAAACAGTTAGAAATTGTAAACAATAAAAATACATCTGAAACTGATAGATTGACGATAAATGAAAATTTAAGAGCCATAACTCAAGGGGGTCAAATTGACCAACCTAAAAAATTAGATAAAAAAAGTGCGGTAGCTGAAGGTGTAACTGTTGATTTAGATAAATACCGTAAACTGATTGATGATACTCATAAAACAAGAATAGAACAAGAAAATCAGATTTTGCAGTTACGTCAAAAAGGTTTTGAGCTTGAGAGACAGTCTTACACTTTAGCGACTGCCTATAAAGGACAAGTCAATAGTAATTTAGAAGCCTTTTTTGGGATTTTAGCACAAGCAGAAAACACCTTATTGAGTAATAGAACAAGATTACAAGGAATTGACCAATATTTTACTGATAACAAAAATAATTTAACAACCAAATATAAAGATGTTAATCCTCAAATTGGAGGGGGCATTCAAGAAAATTATGGTGGGACTGGTCAACCAGTTTTTGTTCCTAAAGGTTCACCAAATAAAGAGGTAAATGCTTTATCTGGTGAGATTATTAAACAGCAAGTAGACGATATAAACCTTAAGAACCAAGAAAAAGCTGAGATTCTTAAGCAAAGTGGGCTAGTTCAAGAAAATTTAACGTTACAGGTTAAAAATGCAATAGCATCAGGCATACAACAAGCAACAGGAACCCTTTCTAGTTTAGGAAACACGCTAGGGGCAAGTTCTCCAGCATTGAATCAAGCAAATCAAATTTTTGATGCTGTAAAGACACAAGGACTTCAATTAGCCCAACAGGTGCAAACTTTAAAAGTTATTCAAGCTATTAGTCCTGGAGAATTTACGCAACAAGACGCTAAGGCTTTGGGAGGATTAGAAAAAATCTTTAATTCTATTCCTAAATTGATGAAAGAAGCTTTACAGGATGTGGTTAACTCAATGGTTCGGGAGTTAAACGGATTTTTTCAAAATTTATCTGAGAATGCTACACGAAGAGCAGAAGAAGCAGTAGGATTGCTAGGCATTGGTGGTTCTGTCACTAAATTATTAAGTTTAGCTAATGATGTAAGTTCTAGTATCTTTAAAAACAAAGAAGAACAATTAGGATTGCAACAAGAAACTTCTGGAATCCGAAGACAGGTAGGACTTAATAAGGCATTAGGGCAATATTTTCCAGATGAGTTTTTCAGTCAAAAAGTTGCCTTTGGTGAAGCTTCAATTCGTGTTAATCAGGCAAAAATTGAAGGGTTAAAATTAGATGCTCAAAATATTTTAGATATGTCTAGAATAAAAGCTAATTTAACCTTTTTTGAAAGTTTCTTAGAGATATTCAAAGAAACAAGAGAATTGGGACGAGGATTTTCCCAAGTAGCCGATGATATTTTAGATTTTGAAAAGAAACAAGAAGGCTATGGCAAAAGTGTTGCTGATTTAGAGTTAAGAATCAAGCTAATGACTTCTCAATTATCTACTGTGACAGAAGTGTTTGGGGAATTATCCTTAGTAAGTAAAGACAACCTAGAACAATCCAAATTATACTTAGAACAACAAAGGAAAGCATTAGAAATGCTTTTGGAGATTGAAAGAAAGTATAGAGTGGAAAAAGCGACTGATGACTTTAATAAGTCAGTAGGGAATAACGCAAGTGGTTACGGTCAAGCGCAAATCGAGGCTAATAATGCTCGTATAGAAATCCTAAAAATGGGTCAAAGCAGAAATAGTAGAAGGGCTGGTGCTGAATTAGAGCTTAAAAATGCCCAAATAGAATATGAAAAAAGCATATTAAGTGCCACATCAAATGCTAATTCTAGAAGATTAGAAGAACAAAAAGCTAAAGAAGCTTTAGAACAAAGAGCGTTATCGGGAGCTTTCACGACTACTGAAGGACAACAAGAAGCGGCTTTAAGATACGCAGAAATTCAATCAAAAATAGTAGGTATTGACACAGAGTTAGCCAATGCTAAAAATGTAGCGTACAATAAATTAAAAGTGGCAATGGAAAAATCTGCCACTGAATTAGATGATTTGTATAGAATCAACTCTCAAATCGCAGAAGTCGTTGACGGTGCTTTTACAGGACTCTATGATATATTAACGGATTCCAGTAAAACTTTTGAGCAAAAAATGAAATCGTTTTCAGATAATTTACTTAAAGAATTAGGTAGAATTGGATGGAATTATCTGAAAGATTTTATGATAGCCCCTTTTAAGGATGCGTTAACTAAAAGGGATGACAAAGGTATTAAAGACGCTGTAAGCCCTAACTACTCACAATTAAAAGGTTTAGAATTTGGGAAACCAGCAATGGAAAACCCTGAAAACAGCATTAACCGAGAAAAGATTTTTGCTGAAATTATGGCTTTAGACGCTAAACAACAAGAGAATCTAAAAGAACTTAATGCTAGAATGCGTACTAGCATTTTGGAAGTTGCTAAGATTGAAGACGCTGGTAAATCCGCAGAAAGCTTATTCAAAAAATTTAGCGAAACCCTTAATGCAAACGTAGGCGATGGGGAATTAGCTAAACTTATAGCCGTCAACTCAGCTAATGGGGAACAAGGTATGGCTATCAATATAGGTGTTCAGACTTCAATACAAGAAAAAATTAAAAACACCTTATTAACCTCTAGGGATATTTTAATTGATGTTCGAGACGGCATAATTAATTTGTCTAATGAAATAAAGAGACTATCTAATGATTCGTCAAAAGATAAAGATAAAAATAAATCTAAAGCTAAAACAGATAACACAGATAATTCTGTAGCACAGGGGAAAAAGCCAGAGACGACAGCTATGCCTAATGGTCAAGAATCTACGCCTGTGTGTGTTCCTGTTTGTGACGGACATGATAAAAATACGCCTGCTATCCCTAAAAATCCTGATACTCCTACAACGCCTCTTACCCCGTCCCCTATCCAAGCCCCTGCCTCTATCAAAACCCCCACAAGTCATACAGTGAAAGAGCAACTGGATATGTATCCAGAGAATCATCAGTTGCGAGACATGATAAGACAGCAAAGGGAAACAGAGTATTTACAGATGGAAAAAGATTTAAAAAATGGTACATACCAAGGTTCAACATCAAGTTTCTTTAAGCCACAAGAAGCTATAGTTGCTTCGGGTATATCAGACTTGGGTATAGATTTAGGTTTTAGTAAGCCTAATTATAGTTTAGGGTTTGGTCAGAATTTGAATCTTCAAAATATGACAGAATTTTCATCATCCCCTTTAGGATTAAAATCTGACTTTAATCTGGGTAGTCCTTTTACTTTTGGGGCAACTCCTCAATTCCAAATGCCTATGAATATTTTAGAAACTTTGACACAAGCCACAGGAGCCGGTAGTGGTGGGGGCTTTTTCAACCAATTGTTAGGAGGTATGGGGGGTGTTTTCAGCCAATTGTTAGGAGGTATGGGTGGGGTAGAAGGTATGTTAGGATTGTTATTGACTTCTTTACCTTTCATAACTTCATTATTTGGTGGTAATCGAAGACCAAAAAGATATAATTCTGGAGGTTTAGTGAGAGGGTTTGGTAACTCAGATACTATACCAGCAATGTTAACACCGGGAGAGGGTGTTATTACAAATAAAGGAATGTCCTATCTTGGAGGCGAAGGTAAGCTAAATGCTTTAAATGCTGGTTCTTTACAATTAGCTGACATACAATACCCTCAAAATTTAGGTTTGGACGATATACCATCTAGTGAAAGATTTAGAGGTAAAAGTGCTATGTTACCTGAACCCAAATCTGAGTCTGAAAAAGCTATTTCAGAGTTTACGGGTCAAAGCGAGGGACTTAGTTTACCTAAAATAGAGTTAAACTATTCAGCCACTGCCTTTAATGGGCAAAACTTTGTGACTGAAGAAGTATTTAAACAAGCTATTGAACAAACAGTAGAAACAGCTAAAAACTCAGTTTATGAGGCAATTCGTTATTCACCAGCCGCTAGAAGAAAACTAGGAATAAACTAATGACTAATATTTTTCCTGAAATTCTTGCTCCTAATTTTTTCCACATCGATAAGTTACCAGATTATGGTTTAAAACTCTTTGAGAATGAATTAGGACGGGAAATTCGCAGATATACTGAAGACACGGGTTACAAAACTGAGTTAAAAATACAATATAACGGGCTTAGAAGTGCGGAGGTTAAAGCTTTAACGGCATTTTATCTCCAAGTTAAGGGAACATTTGATAAGTTTACTTTGCCAATAAATTTTTATCGCAGTCCTTCTAGTATTACAAATTCTTTAACTGCTTTATCTGATACGACCGAATGGCGATTTATGAATCCGCCTATGATTCAGACAGTTATTAGCGATATTTACACTGTAGAGATAAGATTATTATCACTAAAGGATTCGTTAAATCCTGATAGTTCTAAAATTATAGGTTTTGTAGATAGTGTAAATGTAGATTTTATTTTACCCTCTATATTGATTCAACAAAAACAAGTTACGGAATTAGTTCCTATAGCTTTAGAATTTATCATATCCTCAATAGATTTAAGCCAAAGTGTAACTGTCAATTCTATAGGCTTAACGTTAGAAACTTCAGAACTAACTTTTACCACTTCTACTTCTGGTTCTGTAGTTCCTATAGCTTTAGAATTTATCATATCCTCAATAGATTTAAGCCAAAGTGTAACTGTCAATTCTATAGACTTAACGTTAGAAACTTCAGAACTAACTTTTACCACTTCTACTTCTGTGGATAGTCGCTCAATCCAAAGTTTAAGCCTTTCTTTTGTGGCTTCACAAACAGGCTTTGGAATATTAAACATAAACAGTTTTGAACAAATGCCCAGTATTATTGTTTCAGGAACATTCACAAGTTTAGCACGTTATATACACTTAGTTAATACAGCTTCTGGTGTGGCATCCACAACATTGCCTTCAGATGCTCTTGATGATACAACTATTATTTATTCTGATTACGCTGGAACTTCTACTAGCTCACCTACAGGTTTTGGTTTAAATGCGTTTACTTTAAATGCACCAGTAGGGCAAACAATACAAGGTCAAAGCAGTAGAGTGTTAAATGTTGAAAACACTTCTATTCAAGTAATTAAAAAAGGAAATAGATGGACAATTGTTGGAACAGAATTGGCCACTGGAAATCCTAGTGGTGGTGGGGATGGTGGTGGGACTAATGGAATTATCCCTTTGGAACTAATGCAAGGAACCTTAAATGTTCAATTGTCTTATGTAAGTAATGCTGACCAAAATGATTTGTTTTACTATTTAGGAACAAATGAGGGTGCAACTGCCTGGTCTAACCCGACGACTAACGGTAGAGTTATAGCCACTTCTTCAACGGGAGTAGGTACTGGTGATGTTAATTCTTTAACTAATAGAAATTATAATAATAATGAAAACCAACAATGGACAAGTACACCTACTAGGACTATTGTTTATGATTTAGGTAGACCCGCCTTCAGTTCTGATTCAATAAACATATTATGTCAAAGAAATGAAGGAAATCAAACGTTAACCTTAGCGTATAGTAATGACAACACCAATTGGACAACTGTTACAACGGGACAAACAGTAGGCGGAAATTATTTAAATAGTTGGACAAGAGTTACATATCCTAAGACAGTACACGCTAGATATTGGCGAGTTACCTTAATATCGTCTAATGTTGGTTTTGCATCTTGGGCTGAAGTTATGTTGTATGGGGAATGGATACCAACAAGTCTGACTATCCTATTCTTAAATCCTAGTTGGAAAGGTAAATTAGCTTACAATTTATTGTATTCTAATAATTTTAATTTGACAATACCTGATACTACTACTGACTTTCCGGTGGGTTGGTTTTGTTATGTGAGAAATGATACACAAAATGGAACTATTACTATTACCCCTCAAAACAGTAATGTAGTTTTAGCATCACCTAATGGGCTAACTTTAACTAAAGATGACCTTTATTTATTAATACATAACGGGTCTAAATCTTGGTTTATCCAAAAATTAACCAACACAATAAATACTGTTGGAACGGGATTAACTTTAAATTCAAGCAAAGGATTAAGCAACTCTTTTACCTCAGATTCAATAGATAGACTAATAGAAACCCCAGTTAATAAAACTTATACGTTAGTAAGTGTTGCTAAATTTGGCTTTACAATTGAAAATATTTCAATATCCACAACTTCTGGAACTTGTACAGCCGCACTACAGATAAACGGTGTAAATGTTGGAGGATTGAATAACATCAGTGTCACTAGCACTAATCAAAACATAAGCTCTACATCGGCTAAAACCGTAGTGGTGTCAGGAAGGGTAACACTGGTTATAACGTCAAATAGTAGTGCATCAGATTTAATATTTAGCATTGGAATTTTAAGGACTTGAAAAACGCTCAAACTGAGAATAACCATCCTTCAACTTTACCTAATTTTGTTTTATGCCCTCATTTGTTTTTAATTCTGCAAAAATCGGAATATTAAATGCCACAATAGATTTAGACAGTGATACATATTATGCTTGTTTAGTGACTTCTATACCTGCCGCAACTGTAACCGTTCGCACAGGGTTAGCGGAAGCTTCAGGGGGAACTTATGCGCCACAGTTATTGTCTGGAACAACTTTAAACGCTCCTACGACTGCCACAGTCAGATGGACGTTTACCAATCCTATTTGGAATAATTTAACGACTGGTACATCCACACCCTTGTTAGGATTGGTAATTTGTAAAAGAGTTGGTAGTAGTTTCGCTACATCCGACCCTGTGTTTGCCTTTTTAGAATTTAATAATAGTTTTACCCCTAGTGGCGTAACTTTTCAAGTAGATATACCCGTTAATACTGGTGTACTAACTGCAACTTTTAGCTAGGTCTAGATTATGTCAGGATTTACGTTCCCAACAATTATCCCAAATTCAATTGACAACTTTGAGCTTCCAGATTTCGGAGTAAAGATTTTTGAAAATGATGACGGGTCTGAAACAAGACGTTTTGTTCATCAACAAGGCAACCATACTAAAATTATGCTGAAATATCAAGGGAGAACGGAAACAGAAGTCGCAACTATTATTAATTTTTGGGGACAAGTTAGAGGGTTAGAGAAAGCTTTTACCTTACCACCCGGCATTAATAGACACCCAACGGACTACAAGAATAGTATTGATTTGTTGGGTGATACTACATTATGGCGATTTGCTTCGGCTATAAAATTTATCACTGTTTATACGAAGATTTATAATTTCGATGTCTCCTTAATATCGGTAATTAGCTAATGTCGAGTTTAGCCCCACATTTAAATCCACAGCATTTTTACGGAAGATTAATTTTCTTAAAACTTCCTACTAATGAAGTTTACAGGTTCCAAAATTTTCAAATTGCACCTTATAGTTTTGAAGGTTCAGATTATATTTATTTACCTTTTGTTTTGACAACTTTTGTTGAAGATTTAGAAATTTCCTCAACTTCTATGTCGTTAAAATTAGCAAATACTGAAGCTTTAAGGGCTATATTAAAGGAAAAAGAATTGAGAGGGAGTTTAATGAAAGTACATACTGTGTTTCCAGATGACGAAGACGCTATTTATGAAACGCAAAACACTAGAATTTCCTCGTATGTTTTACAAAAAGGAGCAGTAGTTTTTACCTGTCGCTCTCCAGTAGATGCTGTTTTTAATCAAATTCCTTCTAAAGTGTTTGAACCTGACATATTCCCAGAGTTACCGTATGTAAATAGTGTTAAAACTAATTATAGACCACTTTGACATCCTCACCGCCTTAAACGGACGGCGATTCCCAAACCTCATAGGCCGTTATGATAATTACAACAGAGATAGAACCATCGATTTTTGATTTTAAGGATATTCCTTATCTTTGGGGCGGTAAATCCCCTAAAGAGGGGTTAGATTGTTTTGGTTTAGTGAATTATGTCTATTATAAACATAAAGGAAAAAAATTTTTAGGTTTTGATTGGGTATATAAAAAATACAATGCTGATTCAGAACTCCCAAATTCCGAATTAGAAAGAATAAGTGTTGATTTATTAGGGGATGGAAAACAAATAAACGAACCCTTAGATATGCTTCTTATAAACTGGCATGGAAAATACGGATTAGGAATAATTGTACCCCATTTAAACGTTAATTATGTGGTATATACGGGTAGCGGTGGTAGTTCTAGAAGTACATTTAGACCTTTAAAGAGAATGAACCCGCTCATTGTTAAAACTTGGAATATTTGGGAAAAAACAGACAGGGTAGCGTAGAATGTTAAAAACTCCTGAACAAAACTTTCAAGACTTTTTCTTTCAGGTTTGCCTAAAAGAGGATAGAAGATTAGCTGATGTCCCCTTAACTGAAAGTACGGATAAATTTGTTATACAAAATGGAAAATTAGAAGGAGGAATTGGTCTAGGAATCGTTGGGGGAATTGTTGGTTTTGCTTTAGGTGGTGTACCTGTTATTTTGACAGGAATTACAATGGGATTTGCACTTGGTTCTTCTTTGTTTGGTGGTAATAGTGGAAAAAAACCTAAAAAACCTAAAGCTCCTACTTTTTCTTTTGACGGAATGTCTGGTGATAGTATTGCAACTCAAGGAACAGCAATTCCTATTATTTATACTTCTATTTTAAAAAACCCTTTAGGAGGCGTAAGAACTGGTGGTAAGTTAATTGCTTGTAGAGTTGAAAACAGGGGGGATTCTGGAAATTTATATGCAGTTGTGGCTTTGAGTTTAGGGGAAATAGGGAACATTGATGATTCTAAATTGTTAATAGATAATCAATCTATTGACAGATATTATGAAGAAGATTTAGATTTTCAATACTTGTCAGGAACTCCTACTTTTTACAATAATCAAGGTCAAAACAGTTTAACAACAGAATTTAACTTTTTTGGTCAATGTATTTCTCCAAATTCCTATAATCTTTTAGGAACTTCAAAAAGAGCGCAAGCTAAAAACTCAGTTTTAGCTTCTACAACAAGGTCAATCATTGGTAGTTGGGGAGTGACAAATTGTTATATATCGTCTAGTGATAGTTCTGGAAAAACCTTTACTAAAAATGCTGGTTCTAGTGATATTGCCGTAGCTGATTCCTTTGCCGTTACAAACGAAATCACGGGGGACGGAGGCGGAACTATTTCATGGCAAGTCTTTGATTCTGCTCCTAAGATTGTAGGTTTTGGTACAAGAGGAAGTAATAACATTACTTTTGGAATTAGAACTGAATCCGTTTATAATCCTGAAACTGGAATTACAACATATCCTCTATCTATTATTGCCGATGGTAGCACCGTCAACTCTAGTGTTTGGACTATCAATGATACTTTTCAAGTTGAGTTAGGTTTTTCAGGTACTAATAAAGTCATACGATATAAAAGGAATAATGAATTAATTTTAGCTGTTTCGAGCGTAAATTGGAGTGGTATACCAGCCAAAGTTGTTATTCAAGGTATGAACACAAGTGTTAGGGTTAACTCGGTGTCCAGCGTATATTTTCCCACTGGGGAATTTGGAGTAGATGTGGTTTCATCAAATACAGATACCGCAACATTAGTCGTTTATGAGGACGAAAAAGATTCGATTGAAAATTGGAGTCGGTTTACCCCTGCGGAAATTTATGAGGTTAACAATGGTGGAACAAACAATCGTTTTAGAGTGACTAAAAAAAGAGATTCAGACAGGACTATAACCATTAAACCGTCTGTAACTATTACGGAGGATGATGACATATTTGCTATATGGGAAGCTTTTTATGAAACAAGTAAAAAGGTAAACAAAATAGTAATTAACTTTGAAGGGGTCTTATTTTCCAGACGTAAGCCGACCGAAGATGAAACAGAAAAAACAGGTGCAAAGTAGAGGATAAAGGAATGGGTGGTAAAAATTACGCAGATTTAGAAAATTTTCAAGATATTTATCCTTATGGGGTATGTTTTGATGTTTTTATACAACCCTTGACAGATAATGATGGCTACCCTATTCCTTATTCTGAAAACAATTGGGTTTTTCTAAAACGGATATTTATTCGTGAAAAATCTGAAAACGCTAAACAATTTAGAATAGAGATAGAAAATCTTAAATATGGTCGGTATTATGTCAAATTAAAACCTTTCTCAACATCTCCTGAATCTACTTCAGATACTCTGAAATTAGATTGTAGTGGTGAAGATAGTGTTATTTCTACTTCAGCCAATATTAACGGAAATATCGTGCGTTTAAAAGGGGAATTTTCAGGACAACCAACTCATAAATTGATGAGAGATTCTATAAATTATGATGAGTTCAAAAGAATAGTCTCATCTGAAAGTGGCGCACCACTTAGAATAACTACTATATCAGAAGTTGTAAATCCTGATACTATCTCAAAGCCTAGTAACTATGCTGGTGTGGCTGTTGTTGGAGTTAGAGTGAAAGCTTCTGACAGAGTTTCTACAGCCCCCGAAATGTCTTTTTTTGTTAGTGAAGGAAGAAAAATTAGAAACTTATTACATTATGGGGTACAACAAGCAACTACTACTCAAAGCACCATTATTGACACAACTATTGATTATTCTACAATAAACGAAATAGGGAATGGGACAACTAAAGTTAGAAATCTAGACACTAAATTAGAAGGTACAGTGACAGGTATATCTAATAATAGACCTGTTACGACTATACCCTTTAGCCCTAAAGACCGTTTTATTATCTATAATTATGAGGCATCTAATTATTTTCCAGATATTTATGTTGATTGGCTAATTAACCCAGAAGGTGGGTTGGGGGCAGTTATTGATGGCGATAATGATATTGATTATGATTCGATTGTTAAAGCGCGTAGATTCGTTAAAGAAAATGAATTTTATTGGGATGGTGTTTTATCGGAGGTGGAAAATTTTTCAGCTAAAGTAACAAAAGATGCTAGTCTTTCTCTTTTATATCCTTTTAGTCCTAATGGTTTATTTGGACTTACTACAGAAGATGAAGATAGATTACCAATCGCAGTTTTCAATGCTTCTAACATTTTAAAAGATTCGTTTGAAGAAAGTGTCTTACCGTGGCAAGAATCACAAATTAATCAAGTTGTTGTGGTCTTTACAGATGGTACTGATAATCAAAAACCTTTAACGGCAGTAGTAGCTCGAACTGATGTGTTAGTAGCTAAACAAGTTAAATTAAATTCTATCACAATTGAGGCTCCTAGTATTTCTAATCCTGAACAAGCCAAAAAGGTAGCTGGTGTAACTCTTAATTCAAAGAGATACCAAGATAAAATAGTCAAGTTTAAGACTGCTACTCAAGGACTTTTTTTAGCACCAGGTGAAGCAATTCTAGTTCAGCATACGGCTACCGAATATGATTATGACATTTCTGGATATGTTACAGAAGTTGGAGTTTATGATATAGCAACTCAAACCCAAAGAATTTTGCTATCTAGACAACCCTCTAATTTAATTACATCTGACTATAAAGCTACCATTCAACTTCAGGAAACCAATACGGTACTAGAGAACTTAACTTTTACATTAGTTCTGGAGAATGGTTTTTACTATTTGGACATTGAAAATTTACCTTCACCCATTTCCTTGTATGACCCTGTAGTTATTGGTAGAGCCGTTATTGAAGATAAAGTTTACAGGATTCAAAATCTTGCAATCTCTGAAAATGGTGAAATATCTATAAGTGCTGTTTTATGGTCTAACAAATTATTTGATTTTTCTGACCTCGACTTTCAATTTCAATGATATATCCTAATTTGGTTCCAGATTTCATGAGGGAGCTAGAGCTTCCTACTTATGCTTCATCTATTACTGAGTTTCCAGATGGGGCGGAAATTCGCTTATCTTTGACCAATAATGGTACAGGTACTAAAATTAAATTAGAGTATGTTAATCGTACTGCTGAGGATGTTTTAGAAATTGTTGGCTTTTATAATAGTGCTAAAGGTACTTTTAAGGGGTTTTTGGTTCCTATTTCGGTCTGGAGACATCCTTTATCACTTAAAAATGCTTTAGAATCTCTTACAAAAGGGGTTATTTGGAGATTTGCTGACAAAGTAGAAATAACTACAGTTAAACAAAACGTTTATAATTTTACTGTGAATTTACTTACTACCAGTACGATTGTAGTTTCGTCTCCTAATCCTTATCCTGACGAAATTTTATGAGTTTTCCTAATTTTAAGCCTACAAAAATTGAATACATTGAGTTATCTGATTTTGGTAGTATAATTACTGAAGACCAAGAAGGAATAGAACGTCGAACAAATGCTTTTACTCAAGGTAGAAGTGCAAAAGTGTCAGCCAAATTTGAAGGTTTAAATAGCACACAAGTTTTAGAGTTTATATACTTTTATAAAAACTTAAATGTTACTGGACGGGGATTTAGCATTCCAGAATCTTTTAAGACAAATCAGTTTATTTTTTATGAAAGTGTTATTAAATCTTTTGGGCAAGTCATTTTATATTTTGAAAAACGTCCGAGTATAGAAACTGAGTTTTCTGATATTTATTCTGTAACTCTTTACATGATTGCTTCCATAGCAACTATATCAGCCCCTGAAAGGATTTCTGTGCTTTTACAAACAGAAGTTATAATAAGTGCTAGTTCTTCGACCTCATTTGTTCAATGGTCACAAATTTCAGGAAACCCTGTTACTTTTTCTAACCCTAACGATTTAGTTACTAACGTTATTTCTCAAGGGGGAGTTTTTAATTCTACAGGTGGTAAAATATTTTTTAAAGTAGCTCTTTTAGATAATCCCGATGTATTTACTACAATAGAAATTGTGCCTGCCCCTTCAAGTTTTGATGTTTTGAAAGGAATTAGTGCTTATTCATATTTTACTGAGTTTTCTTCTCCACAAAAAGTTTTAGCACCTCTAATTTATGATTTACCTTATTCTTTAACTGCCTCTTATAAAAAAAATTTAGATATTAACACTGTGTATTTTAGATGGAATCCCCCGTCTGAAACTTTTGGATTAGTTAACTATAAAATTGAAACTTATAACAATGGGTGGATTAACTTAGGTTCTACGGTCTTAAATAAGTTTAATGTCCCTGCTAAAACCCCTTTTAGAATAATTTCTTGTTATACTTTAGATAATAATAATTTTGAAATCCCTTCAGATTTATTTTATATTGACCCGCAGTTTCACTTAGAGAGTTATGGCTATGCTCCTAGTGAATTTAAAAATCTTAGAGTTTCTAGCACTTTCTCTGAAACATTTGCAGACAATGCTACCCAGTTACCTTTTTCAACTGTACAAACAAATTGGTCTACGGCTTCTTCTGTTCTCGTAACTGACCTACCATTCCTATCCTCTAATTTAAATGCTTATCAACTAATCCCAAATAATTTTCTGAACCGTGAACGATTAAGTTCTTTTGACGCTCAATTAAATATCGTAGGACAATTGTTGTCTGTAACAGACTTAGATTTAGGCGGAGTAGTAATCGGTTAATGTTTAAACCTATAGGGCAAGTCACTCTTTTGATAACGGATGAGAAAACAGGACAATCACGTTCTATTACAGAATATAACACTTTTACACAAAGAGGTTATCAAACTGCTTTAAATTTCTCTTTTGGTAGTCTTAACCTACAGTTCTCACCTTTTGCGAGAGCAGAGAGATTATATATATCTTCTTCTACACAGACCCCAGATAGATATGTTACAACTGTCAGTGGTTTAATTGCACGCTGTGCGCCTCCGGGTGATGCTACAATGGTGTCATGGGTCGAGGCTACTGATGAATCACCCATGTACGGTGAATTACGAGGACGGTTAGTTCCTACAGGGGCTTCCAGAACTTTCCGTACTGTTGTGGTTGGTGAGAATGCACCAGATGAAAATGCGGTAGGTACTACCTATCTTTCAACTTCTGCTTACGCTTATGTTCGTTTTGAAAATAACGTCACACAAGGTGCTTTTGAAACTATTGACATTTTTTACAGGGTCTATTTTGTTAATAATGTTGGCTTAGGATTGCCTAAAGGTGGTGATTTAATACGAAATATTGGTAGAGTTCTTTTTGGATTAGCTGATAAGATTATGTCTACAGATTTTTACAATAATGAAGCGAGTCCTCGTCAAACCCCTAGTTTAACTTTTTTACCTAACCCAATTAATTATAATTTTTGGGTGTCAGATATTTCTACAAATATCTCGTCAAGACCTATAGGCACAAATAAGGGGCTATCTATTAATAGAGACGTTTCACGACTGTTATCGAATTTAGAGTTTAAATTGGGTGGTAATTCAGTAGGATTAGATGCTTTTACAGGTAGAGTTATAAACACATTAGCTGTTGGTAACTTGGATTTCACTGGATTAACGGCTGTTGCAATTCAATTAGTGAATCTCTCTCGCAATCCTATTCAAACTTCTTGGGGTAAAAAAAATAATGCCGTGTCTGCTTTTTATGATGCTACATGGTCAGCTAATGGTTCAGGAAAAATGATACCTTCAGGTTCATGGACTGGCTATTATCCAGATATGTATAGAATACGAATTGTAGATTCTGGAAATATTGGAGTTGCTACTTATCGTTTAGAACGTCAACGTTTTACACATTATAGCGGTAATTCTTGGTCGCAAACACCAGATGTAATTCCCTTTTTAGGTTATGGGTATTCTAGGGTTCCTTTTACTCATTCTCACGGACATCAAAATCATCTTAACTACAAAGTTTTTAATGATAGAACATTAATACGTTGGGATTCTACAGGAGTCACAATGATTGACATTTTAAATGGAGTTTACAAAAATTTTGATGTCAATAATGATACTACTGTTTCTAATGCTAATCTTCCTGTTACCAATATTAAACAGTTAGAAATATTTAACGGAAAAATTTATGTGGCTTGTTCTGACTCAGGATTGTGGGAAATTAACCCAGCAGGGGGTACTAATTCTATTATTAGACTGGTAACTACACCGGTTTATGCTGTGGCTTCTGCTTTTAATCAAACAGCCTTAGACCTATTTATTGTTACTAATAACGGAATTACAAATTTATCCTCTAACTGGTCAACTTTTTTTAACCCCTCTAATGCTAATATTACATCTATGGGTTGGGCTAATGTTTTCGCATTAGTAGGTTGTACTTCTTCTAATAGACCAAATGCTGAATTTGTTATTCATTTGCGTAATGGTAGCAATTTTGCATTAGTTTGGTGGTCTAGGTCTATTGGGAATAGTAGTGCAAATTCTGTTACGTTCAATTCCTTTATCACAGATGGTATTATACCTACAGAAAAAGCTGTTCAAGTTTCTACTTTTGGAGATTTTTGGATTTTCCATGTTGTTAGTAATCATTCTTTTTGTGCTAATTCTTTTGGTTCTCAGGCTACACTAAATAGTAATTTTACCCCTGCTAACGGGGACGTGAGAAATGTCAGACGTATTGGGTTTTTTGATGAAAATAATTTTTATTATGCCAGACAATGGCTTAAAAATGGGGTGGATAATCTTTTTCTTTCTGTAAGAAATAATTCTGATGTTGAGGTTAAAAGTGTTAGTATATTACCTCAAGTGCTTTCTGATACCTTATTGTATTTAGGCAGAAATCTTTTTTTTGTTGGGGGAGCTATTGGTGTTTGTTCTCTTGAGTGGGAATCTTGGGGTTGGAATGGTTCTGCTTGGGTTAAAGACCATAGTGGCGTTAAAACAACCCACGCCGATTCTCAACCTATTCTTGATGGTCTATCAATTAAATTTCAAAATGGTCAAACTGGTGTTTCTTTTCAATCTCTGGACTTTTATACACTCCCTGTTTGTTATGGTGTTTTAGGAGATAATGCCCGTTATATAGAACACTATGTTACTTTTTCAGCTTCTGAAATTTCTCAAGGAAGTCTTTAATGTCTATTTTAATCCCTGATTTTCTAGTCGTACCTTTTCCTTTAGCTTCTTCAAAATCAGGTTTTGAAGAAATTATTGGTGCTGACTTAAATTATCTTAAATTAAGCATCAATAATGAATTAATACCTCCAGAACGTATTTTGTTTAATGGAGCATCTCCACCTGTTGGGGGTTTCATTTCAATCAATCGAACTCTTGGCACAATGATTTTTCACGCTTCCGATGTTGGAAAATTTGTTTCTGGAACTTATCATTTACGAAGACGAGTGAACTAAAAAAGCAACGCTCAAAATAAGGTTAATACACCCATTTTTCCTTATGAGTTTAAATTTATCTGACTTAGGATTACAGGAGGTAGTTAGGGAAATTGTGAACACATTAAATGCGGGGTATGTTCACATTGTTCGTCCTTCTAACATTGCCTCTAATCCTTTTAACACACCTAATCTAAACCCTCCCTTGTTGGTAAATAGTTATCCTATAATCTCTTTTGAAGATGGTACTTTTCACGAGAGACTTCAATTTAGTTCAAATTCTGGAGGAATTTTCAGGTTTAAAATGGCTATACCCCAAGCTGAAATTCTAATGGGTGACTATGCTTTTATTGATTGGTCGGAAAACACCAGAATTGTATCAGCAGTCGTTAAGAACGTTAAATACAATTTATCTGCTTTATCTACCGTTGTGGTTAATGCAAATGAAGGGGTTCCGTATAGTTGGTCTGATGTTCAAACTTTGTTACCATAGGAATAATTTTATGCCTGTCAATCGTAACCACGCTGAATTAGCTAGATTTAAACAAGACAATTACATTTCTTTGTTTAATAAAGTTGACTTTCTTACTCAACAGATTAAGAATGCTGAAGTTACCCAAGAAGAAAACGAAGTTAAGGTAATTATTAAAAAAGATATAACAGAGGAATTACTTAACCCTGAATTAAGACCTTATGTTGACAAACTTTCTCAAGAGCTTCGGAGGGTTTAATGTTAAGTGTATCTAAATTAGAATCAGCATTATTTACTCTCTTAACTGAATTTTTTGTAGATAGTGACATAACTTTTTCAGCTAATTACCCAAAAACAAAGAATGAGTTATATAATGGAAAAACGATTATTACTTTTTCTGCTATATCTGATGACATTGAGGGTTCCATTATTTCTAGAGATATTATTCATCCTTTAGTTTCTTTTTTAGTTTTTAATGCTAATTATGCTAAAAACCGTCAAATTCAAGAATCTTTGATTGAATATTTGCAGTCTTTAAATCCTTTTAAACTTATTATGCTAAATCAAGAGTCTAATCATAGCTACTTAGCTCGTCGCATCCCTCTTATATTTGATAAATCCCTTGAAATTTTTATTAGTGGCATTGATTATCGATTTCACATCCGAAATGTCTAAAATCGCTCATTACCATAATTAAGTCTGCTAGTAAAAAAAAAGGATAAATTAAAACAATGGCAAAACGTTCCGGACCATCTCTAATTGAAATTGGTACTGGTGGGAATAAAATCACTATCACCAATGACCAACAAATGAATGATGCCACGCTGAGGATTGAAAGGGATGAGTTTACCCTTAAAGACCAAAGTTCCTCTAAACCGGTTGGCTATATTAAAACGGGTATTGAAGGTAAATTGGAAATCTCTATCTCAGACATTTCTGCTCAACAAATTGCTCTTCTTTTTGGTGTCCCTCTCCAATCCGACACTGATACGGTTAATACCGTTAACTACACTATGCGAAAAGTAGTAGTTACAGACCAAGCAGGCACTGAGATTACTGGTCAAAAAGTTGTATTAAAACCTTATCCCCTTCTTACTGACCCCGGTACTGTTGCCCCCACTACTACCACTTATAACGGTAAGATTTATGGTACTGTGCAATTAGCCGAAGATGCTTTTGATGCTGATGTAGCCGCCTATAAAGCTTGGGTTAATAACTGGGTAACTTTTCCTAACGGTGCATTGACTTCTATCAATGGTACTAACTTGGCTTTTGGGTTACAAACTCAACAAGAACTCAAAGTGACTCTCACATCTTTACCTGATAGCTCTGGTGTTCGGATTATTTTTGGTGATGAAACTGTAGCTTAACTCAAATTTTGAAATTAAAAAAGCCTCTCCCCTATACATTTAGGGGAGGGGGGGGATTTTTTTTAGCTCTCTGTAAAAGAAAACTCTAAATTTTTCAATTTTTTGATTTTTTTTTCAGCAGATTTAAGGGCAGAAGCTTTTCGTTTTTCAAAATTTGCTTTTGCTTCTTCAACGGTAAAAAAGGCTGACTTTCCTAGAGTATACGCAGTGTTCAGGCCAAACTGATTTTTTCCCCTTGCGAAACGTCCACACTCTGAAATTTCGGCATCAGTTAAATAAACCCCTGATGTTAGGGCGTACTCGGTGACATAGACTTTTAGCAGTTTGGGCTGTGGATTATTCATTGTAAATTTTTGGGGGGGTTAATTAGCTGTTCCCAGCTTAACAAAAAATTTCCCCTCTGTCAACACTCACAAACTGTACTACTTAGCCCAAAATCAATAAAACTCAACCATATCAAAGGTTTTAACAATTTAGACTTTTAAAAATACCATTTAAAAATCAATAAAACCCAGTCATAGTAAGGCTTTGACCCGTTTGTACTATGTAGTAGGGGGGATAACTTTATTTTTTTTTATCTCTTGCCCCTTTAATCATCACATTTAGATACTAAAAAAACATATACCTCAACGAGTCAAAACTGTTTTTTGCTTTGACAGGGTTGGGTTTAGACTTTTTCGTTTATCAGCCTTTCCTTGCACTTAGAGCGGGTCGTAATACTTTTACCATTAAACGATTTTGTGATGGTCTAGAGGGTAAAAAATGGGTAAATGGGGAAATGTGGGCTAAATATTTAAAATATATATTTAATTTTTTGGTAGGTTGATTTGTAAATACCCTAGAATTAAAGCACTCTAGTATCCTATCCCTCACTCTATTTTTTTTTCGCTATGTATATAGCATAGCATGGGAATAAACAAAATGTCAAGAGGTAGTGGAAAAATATTTTTTTAGGGGTAGGGGTAAGGGAGAAAGGCAAAAGCATGAGAGTTTTTTAATGCGATGATTAAAGAGGTGGGGGATAAAAAAAAATAAAGTTATCCCCCCTACTACATAGTACAAACAAGTCTAAGCCATACTAAGACTGGGTTTTATTGATTTTAAACTGGGGTTTTTTAAATTCAAAAACGCTAAAACCTTTGATATAATTGAGTTTTATTGGTTTTAGGCTAAGTAGTACAATCAATTTATCAACTGTTCAAAAAGTCATTTAATTTAGAGATTCTAAACTCCAAGGGAAAGTTCGCTCAAATTATGATTGACATTTCCACTTAAAGATTTGATTTAATTATGCCCGAAACTTTGCCTAAGACTTCTATAATTGCCCAATTTTTAGATGAAGGGGAACCATTAGGTACTTTAATGCTAGATGGGACAGAATATAAAATCACAGCCCCTGAAGATTTATCTGAAGCCGAATATATTGAATATTTTCAAGCTAGAGCAGAAGCTATGGATGTTTTGGTTAGTGTTTACGGTGTTGAAAATGAAGATGGAGAACTAATACTTGAAAAAAGTGTAGGTGCTTCAGATTCAGTAAAAAAAGCTAAATTAGAAGCTTTAATGTATAAACCTGCCCGTCGAATGGTTGAAGCATTATTAGGAGTACCGGCTGGGACATTTAAACGAAAAAGAAGTAAAACAGTGATGTCATTATACAATCATTGTCAACAACTTTTAGAAAAAAAACAAACTGTCGAACCAGTCATCAAAACACAAAGTGCTGAGGAAGATTTAGAAGTCCCTTTGGATGGGAGAATCGAGCAAGAGTAGTGAGATATGTTAACACTCTTATCGATTGTCTACCAATATTTTATAGTTTTGGTATTTCTAGATTAGAACTTTTAAAAATGCGCCATTGGGAAGTTCTAGAAATCATATCAGGACACTATAAACATCGTGCTAGATTAGTGCTTGATTTGACCGATGCTGTAACTTTAGGGGCTGGATGGGGTGATGCAGAATCTAAAGAACAAATGCAACGTAATTTAGTGGATAAAGCTGGATTCCCTCGTCGTAAAACGAAAGTACCTAAAAAGTTCACAGGAAAATCTTGGACTTCTGATTTGATGACTGCGATTTAACCTTGAAAACAAATAGCCAAATTAAGTAACTAAAAATGGAATGTCTAAACTAATTAAATTAACAAATCCTGAAGAAGTTCCTGAGTTAATAAAAGAGGCTATTTGTTATTATAGGGGTTGTTATCCTCAATATTCAGATGCTGAAATAGCCAGACGAGTTAATAAAAATCTTGATTGCATTACTATAGACGAAAAACTTGTTTTAAATGTTTTACAATTAGAGCCAGACCGTCTTTTTAAACATAAATTTGGAGGAGCGGAATCTGTAAAATTAGGGGTACTTTTAGGGGAACTAAAATTTTCCACGTTACACTCTAGAGTCAAATTTTTAACCGATATAATGATAATGGGTAAAGAAGGATATGAAGAACAAAAAGCTACTAACAGAGGTGATATTGTTACTTTGACAGCTAAAAACCTCAATGCCTCATTAGAAGCACATAAACAATTAGGAATGATTCTCGAAAAAGTTGATTCTCTGACAGAACGGGAAGAAGAAGTCTTTTTAGAAGTTGATGTTTACCCACAATTTTTACCTACTATGAACCTTGCTTCTAATGATGAAGACGATGTTTTGAACTGAAACACTCCTCACCCATTTCAAGATTAATCCTTTATTTAAAACCTACCAAATGGTCAACATTGCAAAAGGTCTTAAACCCAAGAACCGCTCACAAGCAAAATTCTTACAATCCATTCGAGAGAATACCATCACTTTAGGAATTGGTGAAGCAGGGACAGGAAAAACGTTATTAGCCTTGTATGCGGCTATTTTAGCTATAAATAATCCGGAATCTCCTATTGATTCTATTCTTTATGTCAGACCATTTGTTAATGAACCAGATGAACAAGATATTGGGGCTTTACCTGGTGAATACGGGGAAAAAATTGATTTTTTAGGACTTCCTCTTTGGACTAATTTATCTGAAATTTGTTCCCCTGATGAGCTTAGAAAGTTTAAAACTAGATTAGAAATTTCACATATTGGAAAACTTAAAGGTGCATCATTATCTAACACATTTATTATTTTTGATGAAGCAGAAGATGCGACTCAAAGACTTTTTAATTGTGTAATCACGAGAATCTCTCACGGGTCAAAACTTGTTATTATTGGCGACCCATCCCAAAGTAGTCTGGATTGTGGAGGCTTTTTTCATGTTGCGGCACATAGATTATTAGATACTCCAGATGTAGGGATTGTTTGGTTTCCTAAAGGTTCCTGTGTGAGACATCCTATAATTCCTCATGTATTAAGTGCTTTGGCATCTTAATCAAAAAAAAAGCTTGCCAACAAAAGTTGGCAACAGTTTACCTAAATTTTGGGTTAAAATTGAAAAACCTTAACGGAAATCACCGTCTCCCTGGATAGTACCCGCATTTTTGCGATTTGTCAACTTATTAGTGTTACCATCCATGACAGTTTTCAAATCACTATTCAAGTCATAGGCTAGTTCGTCTATTGTCAAGAACATAAGGATTAGGTAGGATTCACAAAAAACCTGTAAAAGAGTCAAGTCTTGATAATTAGAGTCACCACGAGCATATTTTTTGATAAGCCCTGCTAATGTTCCCGACGCAAAATTAAGAGTCATATAAGTCGTGAAAAAATCTGATTCTTCAAGACTTTTATTAACTTCCGACTCTAGATAATATTGAGCATTAACTATAAAACTTTTGACAGAGCGATAACCAAGGTGAATACACAAACGAGTCACATAGTAAAGCATATCGCCTAGCTCTAAAAGCAACTTGGTTCGTTCTATGTCTAAAACACTTTCTTCGACCCCTAGCTCACCGTCTTGATGACCAATAAGCAAGGCAAAAGAGTCGTTAGCAAATTCGTTGATTTCACTAATCAAACCGAGAGTAACGTATTCCAGTGATTTTTCTGAAGGATATACGACGGTAGTGCTTGTGAACTCCCAGTAAGAAGTTAGTGCATTAACAAAGTCTTTGTCGAGGGATTGACGCATAATTTAATCTTAGCTAATACCAGTTATATAGATAATAGCACTTCTAAACTAGATTGTCAAGGGGTTTTTGCAAATCTGTGTTAAGACGCTTAAAGTTAAGGAAATTTTCGCCCATTTTTTTGATGAGAGTTTCGACAAACTTTGAATAGGGTTTTGGATGTTAAAAAAGGATAAAACATTAAAGTTATATTTGCACCCAGGTCAACAAACAGTATTTGTCAGTCCTAAAAGATTTAAAGTATTAGTCAGTTCCCGAAGATACGGTAAATCGAGACTCATGTTGACAATGATTATTGATAAGGCACTTAACTATAAAGGGGCGTATGATAAAGCATCACCGCCTGTCGTTTTATTAGGAATGCCATCTTTAAAACAAGCCAAACAAATTCATTGGAATCCTTTAGTAAAATTATTAGAAGGGCATCCTGGAATAGAGAGAATTTACAAATCTGAATGTCGAATTTCATTTAAAGGAAACAAACCAGATATAATTTTAAGGGGTTTAAATGAGGACAATGGGGACAATTGTAGGGGGCTAAAAATTTATTTCGCAGGATTAGATGAAATGCAAGACGTTAAACCTATAGCATGGATGGAAGTTATTATGCCAGCATTAATTGATACAAAAGGGTCATGCGCTTTATTGACAGGTTGTGTGGCTCCTAACACCTTTGTCTTACCTAGACAAGGCATGACAGAAATTGTTGAATTTAATCAGGATAGTTGTGCAAAAGAGTATCAACCGCTAAAAGATGTTGAACTTTATGGACTCAATAATGAATTTCATAAGGCAGATTCTTTTTTTAATAATGGATATACCGAGACAAAAATCATCACATCTTCTTTTGGATTCACTTTAGAAGCTTCTTTAAACCATCCTATTTTGACAAAAAATGGCTGGAAAAAAATGGAAGAACTGAAAGAGGGGGACACTGTGGCTATAGCACATGGTATGGACATTTGGGGTACTAAAGACCCTATAGATGGTTTCAAAATCAAAAGACAATATGTTCCTAAAACAAAAGGTTGGCTACAACCTAATCAAGGCATGACCAAAGATTTTGCCTATTTTCTTGGTCTATGGTTATCCCAAGGAACCCACAAAAAACAAAATGGTAAGTATTACATTAGCGTAAAAACTACTACTCAACAAGTGAGAGAGTTTCTAGAAAGTGGTAAGATTTTAGGGGCTATGTTTAAACAAGATGTAGGAAATGTTTGGTCGTATGTAGATAGCGATTTAGTAGAGTTACTAAAGCATATTGGGATGTCTACTGTGAGTCGGAGAAGAAGAACCTTACCATTATGGTTGTTTCAAGGGCGTAAATCTTGGGCTATCTCTTTTATTCAAGGGTATATGGACATTGCTGGTTCGATTGGTACTACAGGTAACAGAGTAGCAAAAATTATTCATTTCACTTGTAATAAAACATTAGCTCAACAATTTCAATTGTTACTTTCTAACTTAGGAGTAATTGCAAAAGTTTTTTTATTACCACATGACCCAGAAATGGCACAATTAGAACTAACTGGTTCACATTTTGATACTTATTGTCAATTAATTGGTTTTGGGTCTGATAACAAAAAAACAAGTAGCCTAGGAGTACAAAAGTTAAACCCTCCAGATGAACCGTTTAATTCTAATGACTATTTTTGGGACACTATAGAATCAATTAGTGACTCTGAAAATCAGACTTACGATTTTACAGTACCTAACACAAATTCTTTCTGGAGTAACGGGTTTATTAGCCATAATACACCTAAAGGTTATGGAACTTTTTTTCACAGTTTGTACGAAAATGGGGATAAATACAAAGATTGGGAATCTTTCCATCGTACAATTTATGACAACCCCTTTATTCCTCGTGAAGAAATTGAACGTATAAAAGAATCTTTACCAGAAAAAGTATTTAGACAAGAATGTTTGGCTTCTTGGGAAAATTTTGATGGTCAAATTTTTTCTGCCTTATCTACTGACAATATTATTTCTGATGAGAATTTACCTACTTACTTTGAACAAGTATATTTAGGTGTTGACTGGGGAGATGTCAATCCTGCTTTAGTTGTGGTGGGTAAAATGGGTAACACTTACTTTATTATTGATTTTTGGGAAAATCCTAACCCTAATACTGCCATTGAACAACGAGTTCACAACGACAAAGCTCTTCAGTTTGTGAGTGAACACAATGTGAGCCGTTCATTTGCTGACCCTTCACAACCCGGTCGAATTTTAACTATGAGAAAGTCTGGGATTCCTAAACTTATGGGGGGTTATAACCGTGTTAGTGAAGGCAATGGTATTGTAAACACTTTACTTTATCAAAAACGCTTAATGATCGCCGAATCTTGCAGAAGGGTTTATGAAGATATGGGAGCATATCATCGGACATCTAAAGAAGGATTTATTAGAGAAGAAGTCGCTGAATCTCAACAAGACCATCTTTGTTTTGTGGCTGGCACACAGGTTTTAACAGAAACAGGATGGCAAAATATAGAAAGCCTGAAAGTTAAAAACAAAGTGTGGTCTTCTAATGGATTAAAAAATATTACTTTCACTGGTTCCCGATTGGCAGAAACGATAGAAGTTAAAGATTACAATTCTTCTGCTATTGTGCGCTGTACTCCAGACCACCCCTTTTACACGAATAATGGTTTGATAAGTGCCGAGAACCTTAGTGTTATGAACCATTTAAACCATCTTGACCAATCTCAATGGGGGTCACTTATAGGAATTTCTAAAATAACAGATACTCTATGGTCAAGCCCAGCCCTAGAATGTGTAGGTAATTTCTCAATAAACCGAGTATATAACATAGAAGTCGAGGAGTCACACAATTACTTCATCAAAATTGGCTCAAACGCAGTCTTAGTCAGTAATTGCGATGCTTTAAGATATGTGTTAGCAACTTTAGAACATAAAAACATCGAAAACATTATCCCAGAGGGTTCAGTCATTACTACACCAGAAAGACCCGTTACAAAGTCTAACTCTTTATTTGCGGGCTTAATTTAATCAAAGTGGGTACGCCCAACACTTTAGTAGCGTTGGGTTTTTTAATGGAATATCCAAAAAAAGTAGCATTTGAAATTTTAGAATCTGTCCATCCTGAAGTTGAACAAAATCAGGAACTTTTTAATATGACTGACGACTTGTTAGGCGGCGGGCAAAGATTAAAAGATAATTTAGAAAAATATTTAATTAAAAAACCCGATGAAGATGCTGAAATTTACAAATACCGTAAAAGACTCTTCACTTATGTTCCTATTTTAGGGCAATGTTTAGCTCAATTATTGAATAGGATGACTGCCTCTAATCATACTATTAATGGTTTTTCAGAAAGCCCTAAACACAAAGAATTTTGGTTTGAATTTAGAGAATCTGTTAACGGTAATCATCAAAAAGAAAAAGCTTTTATTAAAGATGTTTTCTTAAAACTTTTAAAATATGGAAAAGTATACGCAGTAATAGAAAAAGATTATTCAGACATTTTACCGAATAATAAAAAAGAAGAAGAAGAATTAGGTTTAATGCCTTATATTGCGTTGTATGACCCTCGTTCTGTTATTCACTATCAAGAACTTGATGGAAAGCTAAAATGGATAAAAATTAGAGAATTAGAAACCAATTATAGCCCTGTAGGTGAAACGCAATATTTTCTGAAATGGACATTTATCGATGATACTTTTATTACTAGCTATCGTTGCCCAATGATTTATAGTAATACAGGAAAACTTGAACCAGATGTCGAATCGGAGTTTAATTCAAGTTCTTATATGATTCCTTTATCTAAACAAGTTGCTCATGAAAGAGGCACTATTCCTGTTGTAAAAATTCAAATTTCTGAAAATCTTTGGGTCACTAAAGAAGCTATATTTTTAGTTTTGGAACATATTAGGGTTCATAATAATTTGACATATACCGCAAATGTTGCTGGTCAAATTCAAAGATTATTTACTCCTATGTCAGAATCCGCAGATAAAATGGTAGACTTGGAAGAAGCCAGAGGTCAAACAGGAAACCATCGAGTATTAATTGGACAAGGATTTACTTTTAATGAAACTACAGGTACTGCTATTAATACCATTGCTGGCTATCTAGGAAAACTAGAAAGTAGAATTAAAGATTTAATTTTTTCTAATGGTATTTCTGCTGGTGATGATAGACCAATGCAAGAATCTGGCGTAGCTAAAAGTATGGACTTTATTAGTCAAGAACAAGCTCTTGCCGCTTACGGTGAACAATTATTGTTTTTTCTTGAAGAATGTTATAAATTAGTTGCTTTAACTCAGGGTTTTAGTAAAGAGGAAATTTCTCAAATTTCAGTTTCTGGTCTTAATGAATTTGTTTTAGATACTGTTGACACAAAAGTAAATAGAATTTCCCTTTTAGAGGCTTTAGACACTCCTATTTCCAAAACTGCTATGCGCCTAGTGGTTGAAGACCTACAACGAGCTTTAACCCCTAACGCTTCAATTCTTGAACAAGAAATTATTCATAACGAAACGTTACAAGACTTCTCAAAAGTCGACCATCCTGAACTTGGTTTAGAAGAACTTACGTCTTTAGTCTTAAACCAAATCGTTTCTGTTTCTACTGCTCAAGGATTATTAGGCTTTGACCCATCAGTAGAATGGGACAGAATTAAAGAACAAATGCTTGAAATGCAAGCTATTCAAAACCCTGAAGGTAAAAACTCACCTACAACTGATTCTGAAGAAACTGAAAAAACTGTTGACCCTATTGAAACTGTGGTAAATCTAGCTAATGCTTTAGCTACTCTTTCTAATAATAAAACTGAAGATATTCTTGCTTCTGTTAAATTTAATGAAGATATTTCACCTGACGAAGCAAAACCAATAATTATGATATTAGCTAAAGAATTAGGTAAATTAATTGACGCTACGCCAGAAGAAGTTTTAGAGGGTGTTGGTTATGAGGCGGAATAGAAAGGCTAAAGGCTTAAAAATAAATACCAAAGCCAAAATTAAAGGGTCAATTGCTTATCGCACAAAAGCTTTTGGTAAGTTTAACGTATACAGAATCTTTAAAGAATCTGATGTTAAAAGAGATGCTAGTGGGAAATTTACATTTGAGGGAGCCGTAAGTAAAGCTTATGGTAAATTTAATCGTCAACAAAGAAAGGAAAAGATAGCTAATGATAAAAAATCTCAACTTAAAAATAAAAATCAGGAGTCTCAATCTAATCTTATAAATCAGGATTCCAAAAGTGCAAAAAATAATCTACCTAAATCAAAATTGATTCGCATATCTTTTGCTAAAAAGATTAAGCCTCTTTTAGAAAAAATTGAAGAAATAGTTAATCAAAAAAGTAAACCCTTAAGTTCCAAAGGTACAGCTTTACCTAAAGATTCTAGAGGTAAAATAAAACAAGCCGGTATTATGCTAAAATCGGGTGAGCGAAACTTTTCTGTTATGCTAAACAACCTTAAAGAATTTAGAAATGCTTTTGGAGAATTTTCAACAAAACAAATTTTATTGTCTTATAATATTAGTCTGCTTACGGCTGAAAATAGAAAAAAACTCTTAGATGAATATCAAAGATTTCTGAATTTTAAGGCTCCTGAACTTTTTGCTGACGGTCAAGTTTACAATTCTTTAAAGGATATCAGAGCGGCTTTAGTTAAACAAAACGACGTTGACGCATTAAACAAAGAATTTTTTGAGAGTCGGTTAGTTGCTTCTTTTTTAAGTTCTACGACTTGGGCAAAATTAAGCACTGTTCCAGAATATAAAGTTAATGAACTATTTAAAGATATTAAATCTATCTATGATTCTGCAAATTCAAAGCGAAAAGACTTTAAAGCCGCAAAAGAAGCTGGTACATATAAGGTCGAAAAAGTTGCTGACAAAGAGCAAATAGCACAGTTCCTGAAATCAGCTATTGACTCCATTAACATTCAAAAAAAAGAACTTATACGAAATGCTTTAATAGCTAACGAATCCGCAAAAGTACCCAAATCTGATAAAGAATTAATAAAAGAAATAGAAACAGAAACAAAACTATTAATTAAGTATGTTACAAAACTTGGTAGAAATGCTGAAGTCGTAGGTGATAGAACTATTCTTAGTAATAAACTCCAAATTAATGATACGTTTTTAAGAAAATTACCAATTTTAGAATTAATGCAATTACAGGAACAATTACTTTTTGAGATTGGTAAAGATGTTGATAAGGCAAAAATTCAACTTTTTCTTTTTAACTTGGAAAAAGATGATATTTATAAAGTCCCTATTACTAAAATTAAACAGGGGTATCAACTCCACCATGTAAACCAATTTGCATCTTTTGATGTTAATGGTAATCCCTATTTTGCCATTGAAAAAGCTTATGGTAGTAATAGTAAAGATTCACTTAAAGCTATTTCCGAAGAAGATTTGTTAGGTTTAACCGTAATCTATGATGAAAGTGGTAATATATCTCATTTTTCTAGAGATTATTTCTCGGAAAAAGGCGCAAAATTAAAAGGTTCTGTTTTTTTTAAAGATTTACCATTAAGTTATTATCGTAATAATTGGGAGTTAATTGTAGACAAAACCGACAACACTATCATTGGGTTTAAAAATCCTGAATCTGGAGAAACTGTTTCTTGGGACAAAGCTATTTCTGAAATGAACCACTCGCCTAAGTTATATCTGGATTTACCCATTGCTTATCATGAGAAGTCTAGAGTCAACAGTTTATATGGTTTATTACATCCTGTCGAAAATTACACCATAAAACCTGATAATGAGATACAAAAATCTCAACTATCAAACCTTTCTGAATTAGCTTCTAAATTAAACGTCTCTAAAAAACTTCAGACAGAATTAGAAGAAGGACTCAAAACAGGAAAGTTAAAAGCCGGTAAAGGTCAAGTAGAGTCTGAAAGACATGATGAGGTTCGTGATAAATTATACTTGTATCGTCGTATTGAACTTTATGAACAAGTTGAAAAAGCAGTAATGTCTCTACTTGAAGAAATACCCACAACAAGAGAAAAAGCTATTATCTCTAATTCCGCTAAGTATAATTACTACAAAAATGGAATCAGACCTTCTTATGTCAATAATTTGACTAAGTTAGAGGAAAGATTAGCTTTTTTAACCCAGTCTGCGGCTTCAATAAATGATTTGTTACCTTCAGACCAAAATTCTTCCCAAAGTGAGGCTATTAAAAATCTTCAAGAAAAAATAAAGAACACAAAAAACGTTATTAAAGAAATTGATAAGTTGACTAATTCCATAATCAATCAAGGACTTAACGCTGACTATATTAGAAATCACACACCAAGCCAATTCTTTGACTCTGCTATAAAAAATCCTAGAATTTGGGGACTTCCTGCTAATGCTACCCCCAAAATGGTGATGAATGCTATAATGAATGGACTTAATGGCTCGACTCTAACAGACAACTTTCCTAATTTAGACGACCAGTTAAAACCTTTGCCTAAAACGGATAACTAATTCGCTCAATCTTTTAGCGAATGGGCGTTCTTAGTTCAGTTGGTAGAACGCAGGTCTCCAAAACCTGATGTCGGGGGTTCAAGTCCTCCAGGGCGCGTTTGGTAATCACCAAGCCGATTATTGCAAAAGACATGAATAACAATATCGATTTAACCATCTACTCTCCTTATAATGCCTCATTAATGTTGGCTGTTGATAATCTTTCTGAAGATTTTTGGCTTAATGTGAATGAATACTCCGACAATAAAAATTATTCCTTTTTTGGGTATGCTTTTGGGGGTGGTTCTGCTAAAGATATTCTTAATCCTGATAAGTGGATTTTGATTAAAGATACTGATTTGCTCTCTATACGCCCTTCTGAAAATCCTAACGCCACTCCTGATTCTGTCTACGAATGGGATGTCTATAACGGCTTAGTTATTGGTTTGAAAGATGACCAATTTGAATTATTTGATTATTACAAAATTCCTTTTATTCATCCTGATATTTTATATGCTAATTATTATTTTTGGATTAACCTTCAGGACAAAATATTTTTTAGACAGGTGAACTCAACAGACCCTTAAAGCCTTAACTTATCCAGTTGTGTCCTAATCAGAAAAAAGGTTGTTGACAAATTTAAACTAATCGGTTATAATAAAATCGTAACTCCTTATTACTTAAGCCCTCTACTTGACCCTCTACCAAACTAGAGGGCTTTTTCTTGACCTAGGCGATAAGTTTTTCTTATATGTCGTATAAGAATTAATAATCCTAAACCAGTTGTATCTTTCAACCACATCTGCTAAAATATGTCTAATAGTCAATCAACAAAATTCTCTAATCTACCCACGGAGTCATTAAAAAACATGGCTATTCATTTTCAAGATAAACTACCTGTGGTAATCTCAATTGGTGAGGGTGTAGCGGAAAACACCTTTAGTTTTATTCAGCCATCTCACCTACACTCAATTAAAATTGTCAATTTTTCCATATCGGATTTAAAAGACAGAATAACGCAGTCGCTATCTAATCAAGATTGGAACGAGGTTGATTGGGCAAAATTTTGGGTTAAAGAATTTTCGAGAGTTTTAGGATATAATCAGGAAAATTATCAACTAAATAAACTGGATGAATACCTTAAACAAAAAAACTCGAAGATTATAATTTTAATTGATGGACTAGAAAATATTTTTTCTGATTTAGCCCATGATAACTTTCAACAAACAGCTTTAAAAGCATTAATCGATAATTTGCCGAATAAATTAACAGAAATTAAGCAATCTAATCTAGGATTGATTGTCTTTCTCCACAGAGATTCCCTGAGAAAAGCAATTAAGCAAAACTCAGGACAATTTGAAAGCTTATATCAGTGATTACCCCTTTTAGTGTAGGGTGTTAATCATAGTAGCCACTGAATTAGCTTTAAGTCACCTTGCTTTGGTGATTTTTTTTTAACTCAGACATATATTAAATAACTTTACCGGTCTTTAATTATGTCTGACATTTCAAATGCCCCTTTAATGGTGGTAGATTTTCGAGTTGCTGTATATCAAATTTATTCTGAATATCAATTTATCAAAGCAAACTGCCCCCCTGAGACTGTGAAATCATGGTTAAAAGCGGCATGGGCTTTAAAATTAAACAGGGGCTATACAGGATTACCTTATTTTCCGCATACTGTTGTGGTAGTCGACGACAGTTCACCCTATTGGAGAAACGATTATTTAAGAGAACGAGGATTTCCCGAATATAAAGGAGGAAGACCCACTAAAACAGATGAATGGTATGATGTCAATCAAGCTGGTATTGACTACATTCACGCACCTAACTCCCCCTTGCATTACCTTAAATTTGAAAGATTTGAAGCAGATGATATAGCTTCGGCACTTGTCCGCACAAGTCCTAAACGTTTAATCTTTCTTCACACTATTGACTCGGATTGGATGGGATTAGTCAAGGATGGTTGTCTCAATGCGAATTTTTCCTTAGACGAGGCAATTAAGGAACCATGGGTGGATACCACTGTTCAATGGGTCAGCATGGGTAAATGGACACCTCGTTTTAGAAATGTGGAAGGAGTAATCGCTCACACACTCAAAAGGGAAAAAACCCAAATTGCTAACCCTACCCAAGTCTGGGATATTAAGGCTGAAAAGGGTGATAAATCTGACAATTTGTCAAAAGGTAGCCCTGTGGAGGTGATTAATCTGTTAAATCCACCACCTCAATACGATTTGCTCAATATAGCCCAATTTAAAACCCAAATAGTGCAAGTAGCAAATGCTGGGACACCTAACTCAAGTGTAAAGCATATCCAAAAAGCTCATCAATGGTTTTTGACTGCTGGACACCGTGTACCATTCTGGGGCTACTATGAATTTGTTCCAGACTTTTTGTAAAATCTTTGAAAAAGGGGTTGACAACTCGTAAAAAACCAGCTAGTATAGGAAATATAGACAACGCGACTAGGTTCTAGCTTAAACACAGTGCCTCTACCCCGCTCACGTCTAAGATGCTAGTTTTGCTGATTCTAGCAAAAATCAAAAATCAGACCTCAAAATCAACCAAACTCTCTCAAAACCTACTAATTATGTCCTACAACTCTGTCGTAAGTTATGATAAACTTGAAGCCCTTCTCTCCTCGAAAAATTGGGATAAATCCTACGTCAACATTCCAAACTCGTCAATCGGAACTCTTCTTAAGTCCCAATTTAAATACATTTTCGAGTCCGTCGGAGAGACCTTTTCCGATAACGAATCAGTATTAACCGTACAAGCAGATAACGGGAACTTAAAACGCTTATTCAGCCCTACTGTTTACCATGTATCCAACGATAAGCTTCGTGAATCTGCCTACGCTAAAGCAAATCCTAGCTTATTTGAATGTGATAGCACCCCTGTTTCAGACGAAGACAAAACCAAAGCAAAAACTCCTGAAGCCATCAAAGCTTATGAAGATTTATTGCTGAAAGGGCGGAATGTCGCCGTCCGTATGGGAGCTAAACTTTTTGTTCCTTTATTAGCTTTTAAAGCCATAGAAGGTTGCGATATTGCTTTAGACAACGGTGACATAGAGATTACCTTGCCAGAAACAGAACAGTTTCCTGAAGGTCTTACTGTAAAATTCAATGTTCGTTACTCTGAATCTGACCTAGAGAAGCGGAAATCTCAAGAAGCATCTTTTAAACGGGCGTTTTCACGGTATCTCAAAAACTCCGAAAACAACTTAGGTGCTTTTCTATGTGAACCCCCTACCGGTGGTGGTAGTGGTATTCCTCTCCGTGATATGGACGAAAATTCTGTTCATACCGTAATCGGTTATGAATTTAAAGAGTCGGAAAATGGAGGTTTTTACATCCTTTCGTTAGACTCTGGTATTTCTGTCATGAGCAACAAAGCTTTAGCTACTACCTTGCGTGGAAACCCTATCATTTCTCTTGACAAACCCTGTACTCTACGAATTGCTGACAAGAAAAAAATGACTAATGGCAACATAAAGGTAAATGCCGCTCTTTTAATTCCTGTGGAAAACTATCCTAATGATGATGGTTTCAACCTAGACTGGTAGTCCGATTCTAGGGGTGGATTTAGTCTCTGCCCCTCCTTGTCCCCTTTTTAAACCCTTACCCCCCTTGTTTTTTCTATGCCTAATAACTTTGATTTTTCTCAATACGATGGAGAACTCGAAAATGAGTGTACTTTATTGACTCGAAAAATCCTCGATACTCGTCGTCGCATTCAAAAAACTTTAGACTGTAACGAGTATCGTTTGGCTTCTCGCACCATTTTATTAGACGCAGTTAACCATCTAAACTTGCTTCTAAAGGACATATTTGACACCTACGACGAATTTACTAACGAGTAGGTATAGTTTCCTGCTTATAACGCTCAAACCCAAGATTAGGTCATAATATCTTGGGTTTTTAAATGCTATCTACCATTAGCAAGCCGCTTACTTTTAATCAACTACAATCAAATTCTGAAATTCTAGCAGAATTGCAAACTTTACTCAAAGAAAAAGGATTTTATCATTTAAAAATTGACGGAGTTTGGGGTCAAGGAACTGAAACTGCTATTGAGTCTGTCGCTAAATTATTAAACCTTAATAATTTTGATAAAAAATTAATTGGTAAAACTTTTATAAGTAAATTAACAAGTTACAATCCTGAAAAAGATACTGAAACTGAATTGGATGTTAGCCCAATCACAGAAGCTGACATTTTAGCATTATCCCAATCTTTAGTCCTTGAATTAGCAACCATTAAAGCAGTTATAGACGTAGAATCTTCTGGTTCTTGGCTACAAAAAGATGGGAAACCTATTATTCGCTTTGAATCTCATATATTTAGTAGCCTAACTAATCAATTATACGATAAAGATTATCCTAAGATTTCCAGCAAAAAATACAATCCAAGTCTAAATTTATCTTCTTCCGAAAAAGAATATTCCAGATTAGAGATTGCTAGAGGTTTAAATGAAACAGCCGCTTTGAAATCTGCTTCTTATGGGGCTTTTCAGATTATGGGCTTTAATCATGCTCTTGTTGGATTTAAAAACGTACAAGATTTTTATGAAGCTATGTTCAGCCCTAAAGAGCAATTAAAAGCTTTTGGTCAATTTCTAATCAAAAACTCATTAGTTAAAACTTTAAGAATTAAAGATTGGAAAGGGTTTGCTTATTCCTATAATGGGTCTAGTTACCATTTGCATAAACCCCCCTATGACGTTCGTTTAGCAAATGCTTATCAAAAATTTAAATAACTTGACAAAATTAGTGCTACGGGCTATGATGGCTAACGTATCTAGTTAAGGAGTTTGTTTCCATGCCCAGAAAAAAAGCATCCTCTAACAAAGTGGACAAATTTAGCCACCCAGAGTATAATAGCCAAAATAGCTTAAAAGATGTCGAAGATATCGAAGATACAGAAGATTTAGGGGATAACTATCTTAGTGACTATGATAAATATGCGGAAGGTATTCGGGTATTAAGTTCTTTGGGATATACTTTCATTCCCCATTCTAACCCTGACTGTGTTGGACACAGGGTTTATGTCGATACGCCTTTCACCCTGATTTCTAAAGATGGTAAAACAATTACCGATGTTAACCCGCCAAAAAATTTCAAATGGCGTAAAAGAATTAGCCTTGGTGATGATTTACCTTTATTGTCTAATGCTTATTGTGATATTCGTTCTCAATGTGGTAAATCAGTTGGTGATTTTTGGAAACCTATGGTAGAGTTAGGTGGTGATAAACGAAAAGCCATTTTTAATCTTGCGTCCCTTTTTCTTGATGCTGAAAAGTTTAATTCCCGTCAAAAGTCTGATAACTTAATCAGTCTTACAGGAGGCGATGGTGGTTTATATGTTGTCCCCCAAAAGTCTTGGTTTGACTCGCGTTTTGATTCCATTTCTATTGACGACCTTTTATACCTTTTTCCCTCTGCTGAATCTAAAATGCTTCAGTTCATCATTGGGCGGATTTTTGTGGGGCGTGGAGGTACAAAATCCGTTGAGGGTATTGTCGTTGAACATAAAGCCCGTTATATGGGTATAATTACTGGCGAACCTCGTTTAGGCAAATCAACCTTTTTAGACGCTATATCCGAAGCTATTCAATCTTTAGGCTTTGAAACTACTACCATTTCTGAGTCTAGCGGTCGTTTTGGTTGGGCTGAAATTGCCAGCAGTCATTTTACGTTTATCGATGACTTAACCAAAGAAACCCAACGTCGTATTATTTCTTCTGGCAAAATTAAACAGATTGTTTCTAACAATGTTCTCAAAACTGAAAATAAGGGTGAAAGTGCTGTTAACACCCAATCCCAGACCGTAATTATTGCTAGTAGCAATTCTTTCAATCTTCGTGATTTCTATAACGCTGACTCTGGTATTCAAGACAGAATCAAAATCTTAGAAATTAAAACTAAGGCTGAACTTTGTAAAGACAAATCTTTACCCTATCAGGTTGACGAAACTTGTCCTTTTAACCTTCATCGACATTGGCAATTTATTGCTGATAAGTACAATGTTTCTTATGAGTCTCTCATTTATTGGTTGATTTACCTTTGTGTTCAAGAATTTTTGTCTGTTGTGGGCTATACTGAGGAAATTCCTCTTTTTCAACCTGAAAAATTTCCAGATATTGATGAAGAGACTTATAAACATCTTCTGCGCTCTATAGCTCCTACTTTGAAAAAGACTAAGCCTTGTTCTCTTTATAAGACTGTCGAAGACTTAGAACGCAATTTCCGAATCCAAACTATGACTAATTCTACTCAAGCTTTAGTTTACTTTTGGCGGTTTTGTCTCATTCTTTTCACTTATAACGTCGAAAAGAAACCATCTTTACCCCCTCCCGTTTTTGACGTTAATTTTCTTATTCACTTTTTAAAGGCACATCAAGCTTTTTATTCCCCTGAATTTGAACCCTTACGCACTTTTCTAGAGGCTGATTATCACTCTAATAACTCTCCTAAATGGCATCCTTATTCTATGTTTTTAGAGGTTAACGGCACTTGTATCTCTCAAGCTATTTTGAAATGTCTTGAGGCTGAAAATCTTTATTACCCTCCCGCTAAAATGGTAGAAATTAGTTTAAACTTTTTTACTTCTTCTAAAGGGTTTGAACTTCGTAAAGATTTACCTATCATTATGGAATCTTATTCCTTAGCTTCTGCTCATGACCCCTTTTTTGTTGACTTAACTTCTCATCTTTTTTATGAACAACCAGCCCTCTTTGAATTAGTTCAAAAGGCTAAAAGACAAGTCCAATCTCGATAGGTAAGGAGGTTTTTATGCGACCCAGAGGCTATGGTAAAAAAGTCACAGCTAAATCTTTTATGTTGCGAGATTTTGATAACTTGTCCCTTTCTGCTATTCAATCAGAAATTACCGACAAATCCTCTTTCATTAAAGTTCATAAAGAATTTGAACTTTTTGTCTTAACCAATGTCCTTCCCGTTGGTTATACTTGCTCTCATCATCTCCAAATCTACAATCTTTTAAAATCCCTTCTTCCTCTCTTCAATCCTCCCAAATCTAACGCTACTTCTGCTCAAGGTCTTAATAAAGCTATTCTCCTCGCTTTGGGTAGTACCTTGACCAGTCTCAAAAACCTTCCTTTTTCTGATAAGGCTCCCAATTCTTCTCCTAAATCTGAAACAATGGCTTTATCCCTGAAATTAGTCTCCCAACTTGACTATTCTCTTAAATACTCTATCTTTTTTCTGAATCAATACGACTCTTGTTATCAGGTTACTCAGTCTTTTGATTTGCTCTCTTATTCCCCCTTTTGGAAACTTTTCAACTCTGAACCTTCTCTCTCTCGTTCTGCCTATCTTGACCATTCTTTATCTCTTTGGTCTTCACTTTCTCTTTTTTATCTCCAATGTTTCAACTCTGTTATTTCTTTTTCTCAGTCAAAATTTAATCTTCCTTGCCCTCTCGAAGGTTTATTTTCTCATTTTGCACACAATCTCAATCAGGGTAATTCTCTCTCCTGTTTGATTGACGCTTGGCAAGCCCATTTGAATCAGGTTTCCCAAACTTCCTTTTTCTATAAGACTCCTAATCTTAACAAATGGTCTTCTTATCTTGAAACTGACTCTTGGGGTTCCTATTTTTATGATGGACATAACATTTCGGATTTGCTATCTGAAGCTTTTCCTTGGTTCATCAACAAATCCTATGCCCCTAGTGCTATTGTTTCCCTAAAATCCGCTCGTACTCAAAAATATCTCCGGGAATGGGTTCACTCAAAATCTTTTTCAACTTTGTCTTTACCCAATTTTGAACCCTGTCCCCATCTTTCTGGCTTGATTTCTTGACCTTTTCCGTCAACCGTGCTATGATTAAACTAATAAATTTGGAGTCCACCCCATAAAAAACTTATGGAACGTAAACTTGCAACCTTAGAAGTCATAAAAGACCTTCAACCTATTCCCGGTGCTGACAATATTGAAGCGGCTACTGTCCGTGGTTGGAAAGTCGTAGTCAAAAAGGGTGTATTTGAAATTGGTAGCCTTTGTGTTTTTTTTGAAATTGATTCTTTTCTACCTGAACTTCCAGAATTTGAGTTTTTGCGGAAGTCTTGTTTCGCAACCTTAAACACTGGTGAAACAGGTTTTCGTATCAGAACCATTAAGCTGAAAAAACAATTAAGTCAGGGTCTAGCTTTGCCTTTATCTCACTTTTTCTTGACTTCTGATACCTTTACAATTGGTACAGACCTTACTATTTTCTTAGGTGTCAAAAAATGGGAACACGATGTCTCTGCTTCTCTAGGTGGTGACACATTAGGCTCTTTTCCCTCTTTTGTCCCTAAAACTAACGAAGAACGCATTCAAAATTTGAGTGAACTATACCCATTACTTTGTCAAAAATCTTTCAATGTTACCGAAAAACTAGACGGCACTAGCTTTACTGCTTTCTATTACAACGATACTTTTGGTGTCTGCTCTCGAAACCTGGAATTAAAGGAATCCTCTAGCAACATTTATTGGCAAATTTTTCACCAGTATAAAATTGGTGACTTCCTAAAATCTTTACCCTTCCCATCCGCTATTCAAGGCGAAATTGTTGGGGGTAAAATTCAAGGCAATCCTTACAAACTTCCAAACTCTCGGCTTTATGTTTTCAATTTGATTAACCTAGACAATCAAAAAAGATTAGACATTTTTTCCCCTTCTAATCTCTCCCTCTTGTCCAATGCTGGACTTGATACAGTTCCTCTACTATTTCGTGACTTTTCTCTACCTTCTTCCCTTGATACTTTAATCGCTTTTTCCTCTGGTCACTCCTTTGTTAATCCTAATACTACTCGTGAGGGTCTGGTTCTCAGAAATTTTGAAAATTCCTACACCAGTTTTAAAGTTATCAGCAACAATTTCTTGCTAAAACAAAAAGATTGAACATAGGATAGTTGATTTAAGCTAGTCTTCCTAAAATTTAAGAAGACTTTTTTTTTGTCTTCTTTATGCTGGGGTAGCAGTGGGTGCGAACTGGGGGAGTAGATACTTGGACGATTGGTGACATTGACCAGTTTGTCTCGCAAAATCAAATTGATGTAACTCTTGATGTCCGTGACAAGACAGGGTTGACATCTTTTTTTCTTTGTGCTATACTAAAAATGCCCAAATAAATAAATGTGCGTGTAAACTCTATGCCTCAATCTTCCTTTTTAGAATCCTACCCTAATGCTGGTGGGATTCGTATTGAAAATCGTGATGGTGTGATTTGGGTTAGCCTAACCGATATTGGTCGTGCGTGCGGAAATTTTTTTTGGGAATGGAAAGAACTGGAATCCACAAAAAAGTTCCTGAACAGCTTAGGGTATGATAGGGGATTCAAACTCTTTGAAACTATACAAGGAGGTGCAACTTTAAAACGGGGTACTTGGGCTATTGAAGAAGTAGCCATTGAGTTTGCTGAATGGTGTTATCTTAGCTTATACTCTAGAGCCAAAGGAAATTGAGTATATCTAATACTATTGTACCATTTCAATTCTATACTCAACAAAATCCGAGTCCAAGGGTAACTCAAAATTATAGAGGTAAGCACTTGATTGAGATACAAACCAAGCTTTGCCTAGCATGGTTTATAGCTCGTGACACTGTACCTCATACGACTGCACACCGCTATAGTAATAATCAAGGTAATATAAAAATGGCTAAAAGTGGTCTGATTGTATTTGATTTAGATGATACTTTGCTAAATACCAGCAATGTTTATTGGCTTGCAAGAAAGCTTTTTGTGGAAAAATTATCTGAAGAATTACAAATTAACGAAGATAAATTAATTGAAGAATTTGAAAAAATCGACCATCTTCAAATGCAAAAACTAAAGCATTCTCCTTATCGTTATACTCGGAGTATGATAGAAACTTATAAATCTGTTTCTCATAAGATAAATCATCAAATATCCGAGGAAACTTTAAAAGCTATTAAAGATTTTGGACGTTTAATTTTAAAAAATATACCAAATACTATTAAGGGGGCTAAAGAAATTCTTGATTGGTCATCTCAAAACTATTCTCTTGCATTATTGACAAGAGGTGAAAATTCATTTCAAAAAAAGAAGTTACACAAAAATAAACTGTATAAATACTTTGATTTTATAAGAGTTGTACCTCTCAAAAATGCTGAAGTTTTAAAAAAATTTATCCAAGATATAGGCTTTGATTGTCAAGATGTTTGGGTTATTGGAGATTCACTAAAATCAGATGTTAATCCAGGCATTGAAATTGGAGCAAAGTGTATCTTGTACGGCTATCATCATCCACATTATCATTGGATACAAGATTGTGAAAGTGTTGCATTAGGGTCTTTTTACAAAGTTGATAATTTATCAGATATTAGACAAATTCTTGAGTCAGATTATAATTCTAATTCCGAATCGAGGTCGATGACTTGAAAAAATCCGATTTTTTCTTGTGCTATACTAGATTTATCACCTAAATTTATAGGTAATAAATTATGACAGATAGTACGATTCAATTATTTCTCTTTGAGTCTCTGGAAATCCGTTTTATCAATGGCAAACCAGTGGCAAATGATGTCGTGTATGTTTTGGGTTATGCCGACCCGTCTAAGACTATTTCTACCAAAGTTTCTCCCAAAAATAAAAGTCTTACCAGAATGGTAACAGTTG